AGCCAAACATGAGTCAGGAAAGAAACGAAAAAAAGGTCAGGCAAAAAGCTGAAACCAAGGATGGTCGGAAGGTGACAAATCTCGTTAGAAACGAATTCGGATATTTTGGGACAGTGGATAATGTTCGCGTGATGTGGGATATGAACGGAATTTCGGGCAAGGGTGATTCATGGACTTTGCAATTCAAGGACTGATCGACAGAGCGTATTTGCGCATCCAGGCTTTGTATGACTTTTATGAAATGACAGCCTCTGACTTTGATCGCTTCAAGGTCGAGTCCCCAAGACTTTTGGAGACTATTGAAAAAATAGAGGATGTCAATATTTTAAGCTATGAAGAGATGAAGATTGTCTGTCATAAATGGATTGAGAACTATCATTTGCTTTTTAAAAGACGGGCATACTTAAGGGGGAGAACCTGACCAACACTCCCCGATTTTTTTATTCCCTCCTTTCCAAAAGCATCTGATTCAAAAATCCACAAACACCTGAGCGGTTGAAAAACGATGGATAATGTTTCAGGACAGGAAACTGTCAGCGGAACAGGCGGCGATACCCTGTTCAGTTTTGATCCCGTCAATGCAATGTCACGTAAAAGACGAAGCAAGAAACTTGAGTCGATGCAATGCTGGCCACAGGTCAAGCACATGCTCGATAACGGTATATCAGTCCCGGAAATCGTTCACTATATTCAGATAACTCGAAAAGAATATACGAACGTCAAACCTCAAAGCCTCACAACCATCATCTATCAATGGCTTGGCAGTCTCGATAACAGAAAGCGTCTCATTGATTATCGGGTTCCGGTCAAGCATCTTAACCTGATCAAAAGCAATTCCGAGCGTGTTGATCCAATTGACGGGATGAACATGCTGTTTGCCTTGCACATGGATCGTGTGCTTATGGCCTATGAAAAGGAAAAGCAGAAAAAGTCACCAAGCAAAGACAACAACAAGATGATTGAGATTGCCATGGACATGCTGAACAGCCTTGCGCAAATGCAGGGTATTGGCGATCCCAAGATGATGTCACTCAAAAACCCGACAAGTTCCGTGACCGAGCAGCGTGTTGACGGAACTCTGGCTCAGATGGATCGAATCAAAAAACAGTTTGAGGAACGCTGGGGTTCGACCGCAGCCCAGGTTCTTCTTGATCCTGAGAGCCGCAACAAACTCTTCAATGCTGTCAACAAAATCCGCAAGACCGCAGGTCCAACCATGGCTCGGATCATTGAGGAAAACAGCAGAAAGGCAAACGAGGCTTTAACAATAGACCAGCAGACAATTGAGGGGATGTATGATAACGAAGATGGAACCACCACAATTGACGCAAGTTTCGAGTCAGGGAATTGAAACTAAAATTGTGACCATCTTTGGTCATGAACTCACGCTTGAAAAAAGAGTCTGCCTTGGTGGATGCAAAAAGGAGTTCTGGGTTTGCCCGGAAAGTCAGGCTGTCCATGCGAGAAGCGATTGCCTGTTTGTCTGCAATGTTCCCATAGATGATATCCCTGAACACATCATGAAGCGCTATGACAAGGATTATGATCGTGATTCATGGGAGCAGGAGAAAAAGGACTTTTCGCGCAATCTTTTTGCCAAGACCAACAGCAAGACCAAACCGCCAAAGAAGACCGCATTCCTTCCCAAACCAAAACGAAAGCCCAAGGAAATAGATACGGGAAAGATTGAGCGTGAGAAAAGACGCTGGAACATTGCTGTTTACCGGGTAAGACGTATCCTGCAAAGGCGTGAAGCCATGCCACGGTTTAGGGAGTCGGTTGCATGTATAGCCTCTGCTGTTGTGAAAAACAAAAAGAACTTCAGCATCAAATGCTTTTCAAGTCTTGTCGGTCTTGATAGAAAAACGCTTCAGTGCTGGATTCATGTGAAGTCGGATGTTCTTGATCATTTGACTGTTTACGATGGAAACTTTTTGGCTGCAAAGAAAACAAGGGAAATATTGAAGTCACAGCCTGATGGTGGTTTTGATATGAACGAGGTTTTTATTCAGGAGTCCATCAAGTGCATGATGCCACAAAAAAGACAAAGAAAAAAAGAAATGGAAAAATGCTCGAATGGTTCCTCGATAACCAGCAAATCTGGAAGGATCAAAGCCTATCGGATGAAGATAAAGATAAAATCCGTTTCCTGATGCACATGAACGGGATCAACCATAAGGATACGCTGTTTATGTTTGACGACATGAGAAAGGAAGCCTTGATGATTTTAGGTGAAACGCATGATTATAACGGACAAATTTAAATCATATTCCCTATTCACCGATGAGGAACTTCAAAACAGTATCGCTCAGGATATCGACAATATGAGCGAGGCTGAGCGTGCGGTGTTTTTTGAACTGCTTAACAATCCTCAGTTTGAAGGGGATTTGACCGCACTGGAACTTGATCGGGATATGGTATCGGTTGAGCAGTGGATTGAAGATGATTACTACATGGGAGCCTTGGGCAAGAGCATCTATAAGCCATGGAAGGATGATCTTCTTGAACTCTTTGAATCATGTGCCTACGACACGGCTGTCATTCAAGGGGGTATTGGCTGTCAAGCCGAAAAGACGCAGATTATGACAGACAGTGGATTGATTGCGATGGGGGATCTAACCTCATCACACAAATATCTGTCTTACGACAATGGTAAAGCTAGATTTGTGCAAGGCACACACGCTTTTGTAAAAGGCAAAGACATGCTTTACAAGGTAAGGCATGCCTCTGGTGAATTTGAAGCTACAGCACATCATAAGGTTTTATGTGCTGATGGTTATTACAGGCGTGTTGATCAGCTTGCTGATGGTATGCAGATTGTTTCGAGCGATAAATTTCAAGATGATGTTTCATGTGATCTTTCTGTGACGAAAACACTTCGAGGTTTTCTGGATCATTGTTTCTTGGATTCTCATCTATGTGATGAACTACTTCAGTTGGCAAAAGATATCGGTCAAGTTTCTTTTCCATCACAAGTCGATGCTCAGGCATTGTCAGCTTTTTACCGTAAAGTGGATGCTCCTTTGGAACACTCACTTTTACATACTCAGTCCTGGTCTTTCCTCCCGTCCAAAAAGGGTTTTTGGAACCCTTCGGTGGACCGGCTTTTCTTTGATTCAGACCTTGCCTATGCAAAAATTTTTCAACAGAGTTATGGGATCTTCCAACGGATGTTGCAATCTCGGAAAGTGGATGTCCTGCCTCGTATAGCGCAAGCACTTTCTCTTTTTGTTCAGAAGACATTCCCCGAGGATTTGCAACGCCTTTACGTCCCCCTTCTGAACGCCTTGGTAAATCATTTTTCAAAACATAACGAATCACAATATCAGGTGAAGGACGGCCAATCGCTTTCATTATCTCTTCATAGGATTTTTGTCCGTCTGATAGCTCATGGATTTGTGCTTTCTCGTTCTCGGTCAAAGGCTTTTGAAAATAGGGCAGGTCAAGCTTGCGAACCCAGGCTCTCACCGTCTCAGGCGATTTCCCAATTACTGTTGCGATGTCGTCAATCTTTGTTTGGAAAGAGGCCATTTTCTTTATCGTGTCTATCTGCTCTTGGGTTAATTTCAAACTCACTTGATTCTGTCTCCTTTGGTTTTTCCAAAGTAATGTCGATAGAAAAAACAGTTACAGATTGGTATTGGGATTTGCAAGTGCCAATGACCAATAATTATGTGTCAGGTGGTGCGGTGCATCACAATTCAGGTAAGTCAACTTTTTCACACCTTGCCGTTTTGAGGATGCTCTATGAAGCATCTTGTCTCAAAAATCCGGCTGTCAGCTATGGCCTTGCTCCCAACTCCATCATTGGTTTTTGTTCACTGGCAAAATCCAAGGAAACCGCACGGCGGGTTGTGTTTGAGCAGATTGCTGCGAAGATTCAGGAGTCGCCTTATTTCAAATATGAGTTTGCGCCTGTCAAGGATGTGAAGGATGAAATCATATTCCCAAAGGGACTTGCAATCATTTGCGGTTCATCAACGGACACATCCATCATCGGTATGAACATCTTCGGTGGAATCATCGACGAAGTGAACTTCTGGGGAAAGGTGAAAAAGACCAACCTCAATTTTGGAAAGCACTGGGGAACGGAAAGCAAGTCAGGTAGGCTCTTTGATAGCGTTCGCCGAAGGATGAAGTCGCGCTATATCAAAAAGGGAAAACTCCCTGGCATCCTGATGCTTATCTCATCGAAGACAACCAAGGACAGTTTTACTGAGCAGTTCATCAGAAAAGAAAAGGCTCTCGGCAATAACTCCACCTTTGTCCGTGACCGCTCAATTCTTGACATGAAGCGTGACAGCTTTGGCAGTAACACCTTCAAGGTCCTGATCGGAACCGTGGACTATCCCTCGCGTATCCTCATAGAAGGTGAGGATATTTCAAATCTGACTGATGCCATGGTCATTGAGATTCCCGATGATTTCCGTGTGGACTTTGAAAACAACCTGGAAGAGTCGCTGCGTGATATTGCGGGTGTTTCAACCATTGCCATATCCAACTTCATTTCCAAACTTGAAAAAATCAACGAGATGGTTGACGACAGGTCCCATCCTTTCCAGTGTCCGCTTCTGCCTGATCCAACCATTTGGGATAGCCGCAAGCCATACAAAATCAACTGGCATGCGCTCTGCACTCAAAAGGACAACGGTGAATGGGTTCCGAAACTCAATCCCGATGCACCACGTCATGTCCACTTCGATCCGGCTTATACGGGTGACGCCTTTGGTCTTTGCATTGCGCACATCGGGGGAATGCAGGCCGTTCAGAAGGAAGGTGAGATAATCGAGTATCAGCCTATCTTCATCGTCGATTTCATTCTGGCCATACAGGGAAGCAAGGAAGAGGAAGTCATTAACCGCAATGTGCGGGAACTCTGTTATGAGTTTTCCAATCATGGATTTCATTTGGCTGAGTTCTCAATGGATACTTATCAGTCAAGGGAAATGGCTCAAAGCCTTGAGATGCAGGGCTACAAGGCAGGCATCTACTCGGTCGATACGGGGATTTCAAGCAAGGGTGAGAACGTTGTCAATACAGCGGTCGGCAAGGTTCCAAAAGCGAAACAGGCTTATTGGTATTTGCGCTCTGCCATATATGAAAATCGTGTCAAATGTTATGATTATCCAAGACTCCTGATGGAACTGAGGAAACTGGAAGACACGCCTGAGAAGGTGGATCATCCCGAGGGAGAAAGCAAGGACTTGGCTGATTCACTGTGCGGTGTGGTCTGGACTCTTTTCAGATCGAAAAACCATGCGGAACTGCCTTTGCCTTCAAAGGGTGTGACAGTGAATCCCGGCTCCGAGGTGGAAACTCTTGCGGACTATGCGGAAAGTCTGAAGCAGGATATGTCAGTTGAAGCGGGTTCAAGTCAGGTGATCGAAATCAGGCAGACAAAGGTTTATGAGAAAAAGAAGCATCAGACCGTGTCACCGAAGTATCAAAAGGTTTCGACCAATGGCACAGTCAAGGACCTGACCATAAACACCGAGGACTATCTGGTTCGCGGCTAAAGTGAACTTGAGTTCACTCGAATGGAGAAAAATTGAAATGGGTTCCATAGTCGGAAATTCACTTGATCTAATTCGCACGGTTTTCAATCGAAACAATGTGCTCCCTTTGCCTTCCACCTATTGGGATGCAGCCGCTCGTGGCAGCTTTTTTATGCAGGGTTATGGACTCGGACCTGTGACCGGGGGAAACAGTCAGCTTGCGGATAGCGTGCGCCTTGAAGAAGACCTGATGACACGCTATGCGGACTACGATGAAATGGACCAGTTTCCTGAGTTGGGAGCCGCCATTGATCTTTTCGCTGATGATGCCACGGTCCAGGATGTCCTGACTGGAAAGTCGATGTGGTTTGAATCGGATGATGAAACGGTTGGTCACATCCTGAATGATATGCTCGATGTCAATCTCAAGGTTGAAAATGAACTTTGGGAAATCGCGCGTTCACTCTGCAAGTATGGCAATGAGTTCATCGAACCAATCGTTCTGGATCAGGTCGGAGTCGTGAAGCTGAATCACGTTCCTCCCCCATGGATGCGCCGTATCGAGGATATCAACGGAATCCTTTATGGCTACATGCAAGATCCAGCCATGCAGTTTTCCATTGATACGCGCACCTTCCTTGAACGAGTCAAGAACAAGGGAGCGACCGTCATGGAACTCCCGGTGAACATGGGACAGGGCTGGCTTCAGGTTTATGAGCCTTGGGAAATTGTTCACATGCGGCTGCGTTCAAGGGCACGCCGGGACCTTTATGGATATAGCGTTGTGGAAGCTGCACGCTATGCCTGGAAGCGTCTTTCGATGATGGAAGACGCGATGCTCATGTACAAGGTCACTCGCTCACCACAGCGATACGCCTTCTATGTTGATGTTGGTGATGTTCCTCCCAATCAGGCGCGTGGTTTACTCAATCGCATCAAAAACGATTTCAAAAAATCAAAGTTCATTGATCCGACAACGGGCAAGCCTTCCTTCCGTTATTCACCGCTTTCAGCAGAGGATGATTTTTTCATCCCTGTTCGCAAGGAAAGGAAAGGCACTGAAATAGAAGTTCTTGCCGGTCCTGAAGGGCAATCGGTTGAGGATGTCGAATATTTCCTGAACAAGATCTTTGCTGCTCTCAAGATTCCAAAATCCTATCTCGGTGCTGATGAGACGGTTGGTCGCGCCAACCTCAGTCAGCTTGATGTTCGCATGTGTCGCTCCGTTATGCGCATACAGCGTGAAATCAAAAACGGCTTCAGGCAGATAGGCCGTGTGGATCTTGCAGCGAAGAACATAGATCCAGACCGCACGTCATTTGAATGTCACATGGTTATTCCATCGGGTGTTTTTGAATTGGCTCAAATAGAAGTCGAGAAGGCCAAGCTGGATTTGGCGTCAGCCTATCGTGATGCCAGTTTCAGTCAATATTGGATTTATTCAAAAGTTTTGGGTTTATCCGATGAAGAAATATTACAGATTCAAAAGCAACGGGCAAAGGAAGGTGAAGGTGACTTCACAGCCGAGGATGTTGGTCTTATCCACGATCGACTGCCCAGGATGGTCGAGCGTTTATCGACTGATTACGATAAGCGGGCTGACAGACATCAGAAGAAAATATTGGATGAAATCGAGTCGGGTAATACCGCTCTTGGCCGACGACTCAGAGAACTCAAGCATCTCACTCAGGAAATTAAATCAGGCATTGCTAGACAGACAAGAGTCAATGGACGAAGAAAATGATGAAAATATTTAGTTCGAGTGACATCATTCTTGATATTAGATTGATTGATTCTCTTATTGAATCAGATGATGATTCCTATCAAAAGCACAAAATCCTTGATGTCTGGCGTGCAATATCCATTGATAAGCCAGATGTTGCTTTGAAACTAAAAGCACTCGGAACATTTTGGGCTGACGAAAAAGATAAGGCCACAGTTTATTGGGGACAGAAAAAACCTTATTATGCAGTCTTTCATGCCCAAGTTAATCAAGATCAGATTGACCATGAAAAAACGATGTATATGCGATCAAATCCAAGATTTGCCGGGGAAGATGAAATAAGGCTCAGGGATTTTGAAAAAATATTTGTCAAGGAAGTTGAGATTTTTAAAATACTTTCCCGCTCAGAATACATGGATGCCATAAGCAACGGAACTGCTGGAAAACCAATAAAGGTTATCAAGATGAATGCATTCCGTTCATCAGGAAAGTCATTAAACGAATAGCAGTGTGGTAAAAACAAATGAAGCTTGGTGGAAGCATCTTTACGCATAATACCGACCGTTTTGATTACTGCTTTGAAGAGTCGATTGAATCTCTTTTGGCTCTCTGTGATGAGGTTGTTGTCCTGGACGCCGAGAGCACCGACAGCACTGTTCCCAAACTAAGGGAGATGTGTGACAAAAATCCCAAGCTGAAACTTGTTGAAGGTGCTGCATGGAATGTCGGGACCAACTATGATCGGCTTGCCATTCTTGCCAACTCAGCCAAAAACCATTTGACGACTCCCTGGCACTTCATGCTTCAGGCTGATGAAGTGCTTCATGAGCGCTGCATTCCGATTATCAGGGATATCGTCAACAATGATGGATACGGCTATGAGAGTTTCGCAGTTCGCCGTTGGAACTTCTTTGCAGACTTCAATCATTATGTCTCGCTTCACTCAAACAAAAAGCCCTGCAATGATGCACCGATCAGACTTGCAAGGACGCATCATCCAGCCATTGGTGATGCTGAAAGCATTCACGCTTTCAAATGCAATTACAGCTATGTTCCCCATATCGAGATTTTTCATTATGGCCTTGTGAGAAAATCGCAGGCTTTGATTGAAAAGAGCATCGACATGCAAAGCTGGTTTCATGGTCAAGGCAGTCAGCCTGATTACAGGATCGTGGCCATGAAGAACGAAGGAACCTATGATCCTTTTCGTTTGATTGATCAAAAGGAACTTTCAAGGTTTGAGGGAACTCATCCCATGTTTGCCAGGGATTGGATTTTGGAACGTGAGAAGGAACACAACTACATAGGCTGATACCATGGATTTATCGCATGTCGGTGGACATTTGAATATGACGCACACTGATGAAGGTGCGCTGAATCTTTTGAAGAACTGGCAGGTGACATCCATGCTGGATGTTGGCTGCTCGGTTGGTGGACAGGTGAAGCTTGCATGCGATATGGGAATTGATGCTTACGGCATTGATGGTGATTACTCTTTGCTTCAGGCTGGCAGTCTTTTGATTCCTGAACGCATATTTTTTTGTGACTTCACAAAGTCCCATGTTGAGTTTCCTTTTCAATTTGATGCGGTCTGGTGTGTGGAAGTCGCTGAGCACATCGAGGAAGCCTACACCTTGAACCTTATCAAAACCATTTCCTGCAATCTCAAACAATATGGCATTCTGGTTTTTACTGCCAATTCCGGTCCTGGGATTCATCATGTTAATATCAAGCCTGTTGAATGGTGGATGAACCTTCTGTCAGAGTCTGGCTTTATTTATGAAAAGTCACTGACGGAATATCTCAAAGCATTATCAACCATGTCGCGGGAGTTCATTCAGGAAACGGGCATGGTCTTCTCCAAAATCAAAGGATTGAAATGATGAAAAGGACCATGCTTCTGTTATGTGCGGTGCTGCTTGTTGGTTGTGGAAAAAAATCTGACAAGAAAGATCCTATCGAGCCGGAACCCGACCTTTTAAAGCCCGTTCTTGAAAGGCGTGATCTTTATCTGTCCCTTCAGAAAACCGCACTGAATGAATCGGGCTATGCACATGCAAAGTGTGACAGCCTTGGGTTTACATCATTATGCAAGGCGGCTGGCGGGTGTCCTGATGCTGACATTTTTTTGTCAGAGGATAATGGCCGCTGGTATCGCTCCCCTGAGAAGGATTGCTTTGACAAGGGTGAGAGCAAATCCGACTTTTCAAAAGACATGGCTCTCATGCTCTTTATCTATTTTTATGAGCTATCAAAGACTGACAATCAAAAGGCCAAGGAAGCCATTCAAAGATTTTCCGATTATGTAAAGGCCAATAACTATGTCATGGGACGGCCAACTGATAATGCGGAAGGTCTTTCGCGTGTGGTGATGTCCCCTGGACTCATTGTCACCATGGAAAGGCTTTCAGCAAAACTCAATGGCCAGCCTTATGAGGATCAGCCGCAGACAAGGGATGTGATCATTCCCATTATCAACAAGGGTTTTCAGGCTCATCTTGATGTTCTTGGCATTTGGCTTGACGGTGAACTTCGTGGCAACATCACGGAAACGGACAGGCGTGTTTTGGAAAAGCAGCTTGAGCGCCAGCCGCGCAATGCTCTTTTTTCTGCGGTTCATTCGCTTTACAGGGATGGTGATCAATCGGAAACATTGCGCTTGCTTAATGATGAAAAGCTTTTCCCATTGGACAGACTTCCAGAAAGTCGTGACCGATGTGAAGAGTATATTTTTCAAAGGGATGATGGTGATGATTGGCTCCCTTGCGACAAGGGGGAAATTCATGATGCAGTGGATTATCTTATGGCGGGGTATTTGGCAGGACTATGGAAATAATTGAAACGGCTATGGAGCAGGCGATGTCGGACATGGTGAACCATCCAAAACATTATGGTGGTGCTGACGATATGTATGAAGCAATCAAAGTTATCGACGCCTGGAAACTCAATTTCAATTTAGGCAGTGCCGTGAAATACATCTGTCGGGCTGGGAAAAAGGATTCCGCAAAACACATCGAGGATCTTGAGAAGGCTGCTTTTTATTTGAAGCATGAGATTGATCTTTTGAAGATGAAGGCCAGGAAATGATTCCGCATGAGATACGTTTGATCAAAACTGAGGACACTTTTGTAATCATGGCCATGGATTCCGAGGCCGGGGATAACCCGGAACTTTGCCGGTTCGATCATGACAGCGACTATAGCCTGTCTGAGGTTGAGCCGTTTTTGAGAGCTATGGTCAAACTCTGGAACGAACAATTTTGACTGTGTTTTGTGCATTGCTTAATTTTCACCATCTTGTGGTGTATAATTTAATCATGGGGAAAAACTGATGCTTCGCAAGTTTCTTTCTGAAACCAATGATTCTCTCGTTCGGGTTTGGGATATTGAGGAAGGTGTTAATCCTCTGCGTGAGGAAACGACGAATATAGCCAATGCAAAGCTTTCGCAGCTGATCAAAAGTCTCAGGGCTGCAATTGATTCGGGTGATAGAAAATCCGAAGACCGGATCAATAAGGAAATCAAAAAGGAAATGGGAAACCTTGCAAAGCCGATTATGAAGGATTTCAATTCGGCTTTTAATAAATTCTTAAAGGATCAGGAGAAGATCCTTGAGAACAAGTATGGTGTTGACGTTGAGTTTTTTCAGGATGGAAAGCCAGCCATTTCCTTTGGAACCCAGGACTATGCGGTAGCAGCAAAGGCTGGGTTCAGCACAGTGCTTGCAGTCAATCCACCTGATGTCAGTGATACCAAGTCTTCACCTGAGGGTGGTGGTGAAGCCATGGACTATGGGTTTGATCTTACTCATTTTGACAAGCCAGCAAATTTTGAAAAACTTTTGAAGATGGTTGGTGCAAAAGGCGGTGAGCGTGGTGAGGATGGTTTTGAATGGACGGGACCTGGGATTACAATTGTCACAGGCAATAACCCGATCACGGGTGAATACTTCAGAGGTAACAGGGGAAATGATCCTGGTTATGCCAGTTACATTGGTTTGACTGGTGATCCTGACAAAGTGAAGAAGGCTGCTGCCTATATCAAAAAATTTGATCCGAAAGACGAGTCTCCTGGAAGACGGTCTTTCATTTAAGGGAAGGGATATATCGTGAACAACCGCAGCGTGTATGTTGGAAATCTTTCTTATGAAATTGACTCGCAGGAGTTGGCTCAATTTTTTGAAAAAGCAGGCCGGGTTGTTTGCGCAAAAGTCGTTTATTCAGAGCATGACAAAAGATCCAAAGGATTTGGCTTTGTCGAGTTTACGACACCTGAAGATGCTGAGAATGCTATCAGGATGTTTCATGACAGCTTTCTGAAAGGAAGGCGCATGCGTGTGTCGTTTGCTTTCAAGAAAAGCGACAAGGAACAGAAAACTTAAAAATTGAATATAGAGGACATCATGTTTAAAGCGAGTGAGATTCATCGCCTTATGTCACTGACCGAGAGTTATTTTTCCGAGGTAAAGGGAATAACTCTTCAGGAACTTCTTAAGATGGAACAATCAGCCATGATAAAGGTTGTGCGGTCCATGGATGCTCTGAAGGATAAACCCATTCTGACAAAGCGTGTCTTTGAAGGTATTGCCATGATCAAGTGGATGGAAAGTCATGGCGGGAAGGTTCGCAATCAGGAACTGAAAGCACTTGAGAAGGTATTTCCATTTAAGGATGTGCAGGCTGCAATGTCTGCAGCAGTTCAGGCTTACAATAAAAAGATTGGATATGATCCAATTTCCATGACTCAAAAAAAAGAGTCAGTTGAAGAACGCATGATGTCCGGCGCAGCTGGTAACGTGAACTTCAAGCCTCGCGGTGCCGGTCAATCAACAAAGAAACCAATGAAGGCTGATGATGAGAAGAAAATTGCCATTCTCAGAGCACAGTTATTAAATACGCCTTTGGCTCAGAAGCAAAAGATCATGGATCAGATTGCTGCGATTCAATCGCGTTATGAATCCAAATCGGTTGTTGAAGGCTCTGAAAAGATCCGTTCAGCCCTTGTCAGTGCTATCACTCAATATGACAAAAAGCAGCTGGCAAAAGCCAAATGGCACAATCCCAATGCGTTGAATCTTTATTTGGATGCCGTTGATGCCACGATGAGTGATTATGAGAAAACCAATGACCTTGAAAAATCTCTTCGCAGAAATTTCAATGACCGTCTTTTGGATTGGATGCTGAAAGCGGCCAAGCCATATATGATTGAATCCAAAGCTGTGAAAGGCAAGTGGGCACAGCTTGCAGAGTCGCATTTCCAAATGGAAGGCGGTCCAGGTTCAGGCGGTCAATACCTGACGCGCAAATTCAAAATGCCAATGTCGCCTTATATCTCAGTCGGCACGCGCAAGGGTATCCTGAAGAATATGCCATTCGATCTTGAGGATGTTCCTCTGTCCAAGATCACGCATGTTGCCCAGGCCAAGTTTGTTCCGCAGAAGGTCAAGAACCTCTGCAAAAATCCTGATGTCATAACGAAATATCCTGTCTGTCTTTTGAAGATTCCAAGCCAGGATTGTTATCATGTCATGGACGGACATCATCGTTTCCTCGCTGCTCAAAAGCTGGGAATCGAAAATCTTCCGGCCAAAGTCTGGCTCAAATACGAGGAAGAACCCGCGCCGGTTGAAACACCTTCGGAGCCAGCGGCTGAAGGTGAGCCTTTGCCATTGGATCAGGCTCCTGGCGATCAGAATCCCGATAATCCGATGGATATGGTTCCAGCCGAGGCGATGCCTTTGCCTGAACCAGAAGCAGCGCCAGAGCCGAATCCTGCGACTCTGGTGCCCGATGATTCCGCAAATGCGATGAGTGAGATTCCTTCCGAGGTTCCGAGTCCTGATGGAGCCGCGCCTGATGCTGTCATTCCAGCTGAACATGATCACTATGAAGTCATGTGTGAGAAGTGCCAGAAGGTGACAGAGTCGTGTGGCTGCATGGCAGAGGAAAAGGTGAAACGCACCACTGTCTGCGAGGCATGCAAGTCCATGTCATTCATCGAATCCAAAAAACTGCCAATGAGTCTCAAGGAAGCCCTGAAAGTTCTGGGATCGAAAGGAAGTTTTTGATGTATATCGAGATTTCCTGTTATGGTGATTTCAATCCATTCAGAAAGATCCTTGAAACGCTTGCCGGTCCGAAGCGTGATTCCTTTGTTGATCTTTGCTGTTACGATGGTGGACAGACAAAGTATCTCGATTTCAAGGAAAAGACTTTTGTGGATGTGATCAAGCCTGAAGGTGCGGTTTATCCGGGTGAGTTTGTGGAAACTGATGTTCTCGGTGATCATCCTGTTTTTCAGAAGCGCTATTCGGTCGCTTATTGCCTGGATGGAATCGAGCACCTTTACAAGGCTGATGGATACAGGCTCCTTCAAAAGATGGAGTCGATCGCTGATCGGCAAATCCTTTTTACGCCGCTCGGTGAATACATGGTCAATCCCCATGACCCTCATCCCCACTCTCATAAATCGGGATGGTATCCAGGGGACGCCGAAGGCTATGGTGTGGTTGTGGCTCCCAACTGGCATCCGACACTGAATGTCGGTGCGTTCTTCATGATAAAATGCCCGGATATTGAAAATGAGTTCAAGCGAATCAAGGCTGAACTTTCCGCTGATCCTTATTTTCAAGTTGTTCAGTAACCCAATGAAAAAGGAAATGATGCAATGTTTGATTTGAAATCAAAGCAAAAGGTTTTCATGGAAGGCAAGCGGGAAATCTCTGAACTGCTTGACAGAAACCAGCTGAAGGATTTGGCACCTGATGTCGCCGACGATATCCTGACTTCACTCGCGGTTGTGACCGCCAAGGCTTACATGGATCAGACCGGACAGCCGATTGAGGATGAACGTGAACTGGCTCAACTGGTAATGGCTTCGATCAAGTCCCTTTACCGCATGCGGAGTCCCATTCTCATGGCTTCCCGCAAGGTTGTTCGGAATCCGAATACCGCACAAGCGAAGCTGAAGCGTTCGCTTTAATTTTCAACTGATTCTTCCTATGAGTGAACATGACCATCCGTGGTCATGTTCCTTTGCTTGCCATTCAGGAGTCCATCAATGAGTGAGAAGGTCACAGTTTACTGCGTGGTTTGCGGGGAGAAGCTGAAGGTCTTTCAAAGTCACATAGCAATGGGAACGGCTGATATCAGCTGTGCGGAATGCGTTGCCCTTTCAAAGTCCCGGTTCGCACCATCCGAACGCAAAATGATTCATAAGCTTGACAAGCTGACCATGGAGCAGGCACAACAAAAACCATCCACAAGAGTTAAAGTCAAAACACCAGTCATTGCAGAAAGTCTGAACGAGTATGTCCGATGGCTTGTCTCGAAAAGGTATAGTCGAAGGGATTATGTTTTTTGTGAACTTAATGTTGGCCTTAATTCCTACGATAGTCATGTTTTTGTTCTTTTACCCGGCTCGAAGAAAAGGTCGGACTGGACCGGAGTCAACAACTACCTCATGTCACACACGCCAAACCTTATCATTGAGTGATTCATCCTTGAGTGAATTCAAGTTCAGTTTGCCTTCCGATCCCCCTCTGCGTACAAAAGTGGACAGATTCACACCTGCCGAAAGTGATGCTATTATAGACACATCAAAAGGACTTAGGGGTTATTCGCCAATGAAATTCAGAAAAAGAAAGGTGCGATACTTTGTTGAAGTTGACCAGCTTGAGGGCAAGGCTGAAATCCTGATGTCGGCTGAGGATCTTAGAAACGCGATGGAGGAAATCCTGAAAGCGGAAAATCTGAGATGCGTGAATTACTATGCCGATGGAATGCCAATGCAGAGATATCTTGAGTGCGGTCAGATTATCAAGGATAGACTCGATAAACTCTTTGAATGATTTGCAAGTCTCACCTTTCATCTTCTTTTTTCAATCCTTCAGTTTTTTAGTCTGATGCTTTTGGGGTTCAGTCCTTCAGGACTTTTATAACCTCACGCTCGGAGCACGCGCACATGAACTACATGCTGAGATTTCTCAAAATCATGAGAGACACAATCATTTTGTTTTTTGCTTTGTTGTTTCTGATTTTTTGCCTCAAAGTATATCTCATGGTTCACAGTGCAATTAAGTCTGAAAAGGTATTCAGGGAAAACATGATGAAGGATTGTCTCAATGTTGGAATTTCAAAGGAAGAGTGTGAGCGTATTGCTCTTGATACATGGGCTCTTTAGTTTTTCCTGCAGTTCCAAGGATGAGCCGGATGCAAAGCCGGTGCAGGCTTGCTATGGCCTTTCCGATAGAAAAGTCATGAAGATCAACTGGCAGGCGACCAAGGCTGATGGTTCCCTTGTGAATGGCTATATCATAGGCAAGGGAACACTTGAGCAAAATACACCTGATTCGATGCTTCAGAGTCTTTTTGAAATTGAGTTCGATGTGTTCTCACTCGATTCGTTCAATCCATTGCGAAACGAAAGACTCATCAACTTTTTCTTTATGGCTGACGTTCATCCTGTAATAGAATATAAAGGCGTCATTAAAAGCATCAGCCTTGATTCATTGCCGGACACTGGTGACAGGCGCTCAGCCGTGGTGGACGGGGACCTTGTGCTTGCAGGCCAGCCTATCGTGACAAGTCTGAATATTGATATCGTGAATCAGAGCGGGATTATCTTTGCGAAACAATCCGATGACAAGCCTGGGTTTATCGACCTTTCCACAAATGCGACTGTGGCCATGTATCTTGACAGAATGCTTCACACGGCAAACGTGGCTCCGATCAATCCTAAAGTCACTCTGTCGGGAGTTATGCCGCTCGTTTCTCCTTGCCGATAGATCGTCTCCTTTGTTGGGAATATGAATAGCCGCATGCGAATTCTCGCGTGCGGTTTTTTCTTTGGAGTGGTCAAAATGAAAAAATACTCTTCCTTTGAAGTCCTCTATGCGACCATGCGTTATATCCATGAGGAACGAAAAACTGTAAAAGGCAAAATACCCGACCACGATTTTCCTTTTGAGGAACTTGAGATTTTTATCAGTGATCCAAAGTTCTGCGAGAAAATGGCTTCAGTCCTCAACTATATTACCGCACAGGTCCTGATGAAGATGAACCTGAAGACCTATGAAATAAGGGAGGTTCTGGCCAGCGTGATTGAGGAACAGATGTTTTTGATTGAATCAACTGTTCACGACTTTCCTGATGGACCACTCAGAAAGCGGAGTTATCAGAAGTGATCAAAAGGATTATTGTTACAGGTGACACCGATCGACCAATAGACCAGTTTGGAAACATTTCTTTTTTTTATAATATGCTCAAATTTCAAATCGAATATAAGACAGGGATCACTCCTGTTTGTGACGCTTCTCCAAGGAAAGGGCATCTTGATTTTGAGGAATGGCTTGAGCGGGAAGTCAGCCTGTCCTGGGAAGGTGATGATTATGGCCAGACCGATCTTGTGATTGGTTTTGAACTTTCAAAGGCTCATGAACATTCACTTCGCTTGAGGGGCATTCCCTTTATCAGTTTTGATATAGATCCCATACGTTTCATGCCGGACTTGTGCATAAGGGTTCTCAGCAATTCGGATCACTTCATTTTCCCTGAGCAATGGTCGCTCGATCGGAGTCAGATTCAGTTTGAAGCGAACTGTGTCAAGGCATCAAAGTATTTTCAAAACGGTTCGCATTTTTCAGAAGGTTCGGTTCTTGTCATAGGACAGACCAGAAATGATCGTTCTGTCATTCATGATGGTCGATATCAATGGATCGGCGATTACTCTGAGACAATAAAGGATATGACGGGGTGCGGTGAAATTTATTATAAGGAACATCCCTATCATAAGGACGCCAGAGAAGTTTGCGGACTTTTGGGTGCTCATGATGTTTCTCAGTTCAACATCTATCGACTGCTTGCGACGGATCAGCTGTCTTGTGTCATGGGATTATCATCATCGGTTCTTCATGAAGCGGAGTATTTCGGCAAACTGACTCATGCCTTTCTTCCCTTGCACAAAGGAGTGATAACAGTTTCAGCCATGGATTTTTTGTCGATTTATTTTTGGAGCCAAGTCCTTTCGCAGGTCACACCATGCAATGACGACTATTATAAAGTGAATTATCGTGACGGAATGCTCAGGATTGGGCTTGGAACATATTGGTCTTATGATCTATTTTATAGGCAGTAATTCGGATTTCTGATTCTGTACTATGGGGAGTGCAGCAGGTCTGCACTCCTTTTTCGCTTAGAGATAGATTTCCTCTCCCGCTTCCTTTTCCTGATTTAAAAGCTCAGCGTTTCTTTTCTTGAGGCTTCCTTTGACCAGCATGTATTTTTTGAGCGTCCTTCCTGGACCATGCAGGCGATGTGCCCAGTAAGGCGGCTGCACAAAGAATTCCTTGCTGTAGAGCGGGTTCTTTTTAAAGCCAAAGCCGACAAGAGTAAATTCCATCTGGCTCAGAGATTTGTCTTTTTTTACAGGTGTCTGGCTTGTCGGGGATTGATATTTGATTTCGTTCCGATAGGAACGCAGGTCGGGATTGCCTGAGTTGAGATAGATGAGAAGATTGCACATGATGCGAATATGCGGAAGAAAACCATCATCCTGCATTTCCTGGTGGATTTCCATCAACTCATCTGACACAGGTCTTCTCAGGACAAACTTGGTATTGACGAACACGTCTTTCAATAGTTCTTCACCGTTGAAGGGCATGGTGCAGTAATTGAGGTGCCCTTTGCTGTCGAGCCATGCCAAGTTCAAAACCCTGTTCACGTTTTGAATTTCCCGATCAGAAAGACCGTTCATCATTTTGGTCCAGTCCTTCCCTTCGGCACCTAGATACTTTTCACCTGGACCGGAATAGAAGTAAAAACCATCATAGCTGTCCCCGCTTTGATCCTCTATTTTTCTCGGAAGGATACAGTAACCGCACATATCATCAGGCAGGGCATTGGCTTGTATATTGCCGAGTGAGACTTTGGAGAAGATGTCAAAGAAATCATCGGAGATTTTAAACAGCTTTTGACCACTTGTCATCCAGTGCGCGTGATTTGTGGCCATGGCTTTGAAGGGGAAATCAGTGATCATGGTTTGACAGATATCGAGCATGGTTTCATTTTTGATTTCTGTCAGGTCAAAAACGTGCCAGGGCTTTTGGGTTTGTTTGTTTATGATGGATTTGCTTACGGTATGAACGACATCATGAAGAACTGTTTTGGCGCTTGAAAGATCGCACTTCGCATCCCTGATTAGTTCTGGCAGTGTTTTTTCGATTCTCATCGGTATCCCTAATCCCAAAAAATAAACCCATGTTTATCGTCCATGGGTTCAAGTAGTAGGCTTAACATTTCGATCCAGCTGTTTGTATCGTGAGGTTGGGGGAGGATTCAAGGGCTTTGCAGTTTTTTGATCAAAGGAGCGATCACAGGCATCCTGGCTCTGAGGCACTGGTTCATGTCCCATTCAGGCAGACATACCACCGCACCTTGACGCCACATCTGGTAATACCAAATGACCGATGAAACGCCTGTAATCGAGAGCGCAAAGAGGATCAAAAAAAGGACTACCAGCGCCAGCCTCGTTTTTTTTTAGAGGTATCGGCTTCAGGCTCCCAGTCCTTGTCAAGCTTTCGCATTCGCTCTGATTTCGATTCAATCGGGAGCACCTTGGGTTCAAGATGTCCGACGACAGGCGAAGGCTCAGGCTCATGTTTTGGACCTTCAGGCGTGACAAAAAAGACGGGTTCATTCTGGTGAGAAACTGTGGATTGATTTGCCGTGCCTTTATGTTCAGGCAATTTGATTGGCTTTGCGGACTGCAGCAGCTGAAGCTGAGTCCCCAGGTGGAACACCATTTCCACCAGTGCGGTTTCCCGGTGACTGTGATCATCGAGTTTGCTCAGAAGAAAATCGACAGCCGGATTCAGTCCCCGAAACTTTTTCAGTTCTTCGATTCTCAAGGTTTTTCTCCCTCATGAGTTTTTTTAAGCTTAAGGGATATGCATAAAAAAATCCCCAGCCAAAGCCAGGGATTTTTTGAATCGGAGTCGTTTTCATGCACATTTCAATTTTACAACAAAGCTTTGAAACGATACCAAAAAAATTGCAAGCGAGTCATGTGCGGTGGTCTGACTTTCCAGATTTTTTTTAAAATCGTTCGTCCACGTTCATCAAAACCATTGCAAACATATTGATAATCCAAATCCATTGCCGACTCCGATTCAAAAAAAATACAAAATACCCAAGTCACACAATTAACGAAAAGCTGCAAAACCGTTAATAACCAAAGTCACAAGTAACGAAATCATTCAAACATACAAATCAAAGTTGTTTCGCTTTATCCAGCATTTCGAGGATTTCGTCAAGCGGGAGTGACTTTCTTTTAAGCAGCAGAACAGCGTCAAATTCACCATTCACTTCAAAGCGCTTCCATGCGCCAGAGCCGCCTGATTCCCTGACATGCTCAAGCAAACCCTGATTTGTCAGAAGGATGGAGTCTGCAAGTTTTTCTGAATCAGCGCCTTCCACGATCTTTTTGATGTGCTGCATGGCTTTTTCACGATCCTCAAGGGTTCTGAAGAACTCATGGGACAACTTCCAGAAACGCCGATATTCTCTGAGGCTCAAAAGGCCGTCAGTAAATATGGCAATTCCGAAACTGACAAAGCAGCCAATCTTGGCGTATGTCGGTAAATCTGCGTGCGAGAGCAGAAAGGTTCCGAAAAGCACATAAAAAGCCAGCAGACCGATGAGCGATCTTTTTTTGATGCTGTAGATTTCGTGAAAGGCTTCTTCAGATGTCATGGCCGTCCTGGTCCGTTAGGGAAAATGGTTTGATTTCCATCAGTGGTGGATTCGTCTTTTATCTCTTTCACATAGAGATATTTGTCAAGCTTGGCCATGATGTATTTTTGGCCTGAACACTTGTTAGTTGTTTTGCAGTTCCCTTTGATTTGAAACCAGCCTTGTTCCTTCTGCCGAATGAACTCAAGTTCATATACCTTTGGATCACCGTCATTTGGTGAGGCAGGTCCGGTGCAGTCCTGGACTTTTGGATAGTAGAACGTCAAATAGACGAACTTGTCCTTGAAGATTTCAATCCCAGGCATCCATGATGTCTTATCCTGATTGACTGAGCAGCGACCGATCCAGCGTCCCCATGACTGTTCAAGGAAAACCTCGGAAGGTTTTGGTGTTGGGGTTGGGACAGGAGTTGGAACGGGAGTAGGAACAGGAGTCGGCTCAGGCGCTGGTGTCGGAACGGGAGCAGGAGTCGGAGTAGGGGTTGGACTGGGTGTCGGCTCTGGATCAGGTTTTTGAATCGGATCGACACTGATCGGAATCGGTGTCAGAGGCTCCTTTTCCTTTTTCCTGCCAAGATCCTGTCCACACGCTGCAAACAGCAAACTGAAAATCAAAATGCGTTTCATCAAAAATTTTCTCCTTCATTCAATGATCTTTAAATCACGCTCATCAATGCATTTGAGACACGCGACCTTTTCCCCTTCGGGAATTTCCTTTTTTGTCCATTTGAGAATCTTTCCGCAAAACCAGCAGACATAAAGTTTTTTCAAACTGTTTTCTCCCAAAAAAATAAAGCTGCACAGCGATGTTCCTTTAGAGCAATGGAACCATTTCTTGGCTTTGATAAGTTGATGTCGCAGCTATAAAATTTTGGAATGTTGAGATTGCCCGTCTCAAGTTCCAAAAGATCGGAAACCCAGACTTCGATTGTTTCAAGACTTTCCTCTTTCATAAGTTGTCTCAGTTTTTTTTCATGCTGCTCAATCCTTGCTATGGATGCCAATTGCCAGTTTTCGTCGAGTTCCTGCATGGCCTGAAGCAGGGACATTGTTTCCTTGAATCCCAAAACTTCGTGACTTACATAAACTCTGCAGTGTTCGGTTAATGCCATAACACGCCCGGAATCGGACAACATAAATTTATTTCCTTCCTGGAAAAATTATGATGATTGCAATTTCTAACCAGAAATCCATGCTGCGGTCAAAGCTTAAAAAAAAGATGAACAGGTTGGCGGGCTCTTATTCAGGATTCAAACTGATCCTTGATGTAGATCCTGATTGTATACCTAATCAGATCCTGCTATAGTCAAACGCGCCAAAAGGAAGGGAGAAATGACCGTGTATAATCTGAAAATCAGTGACGATATGGCTGAGCGATTGAAGAGAAAAGCTGAAGCGAAGAACCTTGATCTTTCCGAGTATCTGAGAAATCTAATCGCCTTCAGTGAGACGATTGATGATTATTCGAGCGAGGACACAATTCTTCTCATGCGTAAAAGCAAGGTTGATCATGAGCGGGATGTTCTCATTCCAATCAAACACCTGAAACATGGTTGAAACGATGAGTGAAGACCACAAGGACGGTGGTTCTCCAAGGCATCACATCACCGTCAGGGGCAATGCGAATTTCAGCAATGCAAATTTCAGCAGTGCCTTCAGCGCAACAAAAGACTCATCACCTGTGCAGGCTGAAAAAGAAAGTCTTGTGCGGTTCTATATGAAAAATCCCGATAAGCTGCGGGATATGATGATCATACTGTTTTTGATTTACAGCATGCTGAAAGGCACTGACCTAAAGAGCATGATGGAGTTGATCAAAGGGAAATAATGATTGGTTATATGTGCAATGTTTGCAGGCGTCAGACAGATTGGGTGGACGCAGTGATTGGGGATGTTGGACCAGAACCTTTGCCCAAAGGCTGGATGAGAATTGAAGTCTGTGTCGGTCCATATAGTTATAAGTTCTGGCATGTGTGCTCAGAGGACTGTCGAGCAACAATAAAAAACCCGGCTCTGAAAGCCGGGTTCATTAGTCAAGTTCTCAGGAGTTCGCTTACCGAACCTTTGTGATGGTCACGCTGTTATATTCAGCGCCGTTGCTGAGAAGGGTTGGGTCAGTGCTGCGGCTCATATAGACCTTGATATGAACCGTGTCGCCAGGATTCAGTTCGACTGATTTTGCAGTCTCAGCCGAGCAGGTCAAGGTCACAGCAGGCATCGGGCTGTTCTTTTGCGATACCAGAGTTCCGTTCACATAAATCGCAAGACCGCACACGCTACCTGCTGTCCAGGCGTAAACATCGGTTGTGATACCGGCTGTGATCGAATAAACACCTTTTTGCTTGGCTGTAAAGTCACCAGTGCTTGTGCTGTATTCCATCTGGTTATCATCAACAACATCATTGAAGATCAGTTTGTTCCAGCCTGTCGTAAAGTCAGTTGTGAGGTTATTGGTTTTTGCACGGATATAGCTTTCAGCGCCAACCGATCGGCTGAGTTCCTTCCAGCCATTTCCGATGCTCACAAATTCAAACACGTCCCCAGCCATGGTTACGAAGTTCCCTTGACCTGAAAGTTTCAGGGTTGAGGAATGAGCGATGGTTGTGACGCCGGTAAAGTAAAGACTGATTTTCTTACCGGCAGGCTGAGAAGCGATGGATGAAAGGTTTGCATCGGACACTTCCATATAGAGAGCATCAGCGTCCTCACCGGCTTCGCCAGCCGCACCTGCAGCACCGGCTTCGCCTTGATCACCTTTGTCGCCTTTGTCGCCTTTGAGGGCTTCACGGTTGACAGCTTCAGGACTGAGTTCTGATTTCTGCCATTCCTTGGATTTGCAGACATAAAGAACGCCTTCTTCCTCAACCATGACCAGCTGGTTTTCGCGGGAAGGGTTACAGGCGGGCATGTCGGCTTTCAGTGCCACAGTGAAGGAATTAGTGTCGTCGCTGGCCACTAATTCCGACGAACCTTGATCGGCACCGCACGAAATCAGAATCATACTTACGAGGGGTAAAACGATGGTTTTCATGATCAGACTCCTTTGAAATTCAGGATCGTTTATTTTGCCAGAAACTTGAGTTCTTTTTTGCGGCTTTGTTTTTTCCGACCAAACTCACCGCACATAATACTTATCGGTTCCCTTGATCAGAACTTGAGTCCCTTACTTAAAAGTAAGAATTGATAACCTATTGACCTACTTGCAATTCGGACATGGTCAAGCAACAATAGTCAAAATTTACCTGCAATGAGGCAAAAGCATGATCTTCAAAGTGATGGTCAGAAATCGCTCATCCCTCCTTTCTGAGTCGGAAGTAAAAAAGGCTGTCAAGGCGGTTGATATTCAGCTGAGAAAGCACTTTGGTCCTGCGTGGAATATCGCTGCGACCTGTTTTCTGGAAGGAAAGGTGAGCCGGGAGCATCATGCTGTTATCGAGATTCAAAGCAATCCACAGGCACTCATCGAGGATGATGCGGCTGGATACCACGATTATGATGCCGTCATGCCGAAAGGTTATGTCTTTTTGTCGATAGCGAAGGAATCGGGTGATGCCTGGACGGTTATCCTGTCGCATGAGATGCTTGAACTTGTGCTAAACAAACACTGCAATTATTACGCAATTGGCAGGCATCCCCTGGACGGGAGAAAGAAGTGTGCGGTCTGGCTTGAGGCATGCGATGCGGTCCAGTGTCAGACCTATGAGATAGACGGGGTTGAGGTTTCCGATTTCCTATATCCGCATTATTTCACTCCCTTTGATGAATCGAACTCGCAAAACAATCACTGTGGCGACAGGCCGGTCGATTCCTTCGGTGTGACTGAAGGCGGTTATTTTGGCTACTTTGATTTTGATAAAAAGCGGGAATGCACGTTCTTTGCTGATGATGTCAGTGTCGAGCGTCATAAAATCAAAAACAAGGCAGGAGTGACAAGGCGCAAGGAAAGAGTGTCAAAAATTATTTCCGCGCATAAGCGGAATCTGTTTGACAAGTATCCCCTATTGTCTATTTCTGTCTTACAGATTTTTCTAACTCTGATTCTATTCGGGATAATGTACGCATGGCTTTTTTACGAATCTATGTTTTAGGTTTTTCAGTTCTTCTGAGTTCATGCACCTTGTTCAGGGGTTCTGATGATGCTGAAGAAGTCGTGATTAAGGATGAAGCGGTAATCAAAAAAAGAAAAAGCTGGACGCAGGAAACCGCTTCAAATATCGAAGCAATCTATGCTTCGCATGGACAGAAGATCAAGCTTTCTGAAGCGTATCTTTACTACAGGCATTTTGAATCTCAGCTTTCCAATCCCAAGTTATCAACTCTCAGCATGTCGAGTGATTATGTGCGATCACTCGATATGATTCTGAAATATGGGTTGATGGAAGACAAGGATTTCATTCCGCAGGCTTCACCTGCTGATGCCTTTAAGTCTCTCAATGGAAGCTTATCGAAAGGTCCTCTGTCAAAAAACAGGAATTCAAATTCAATCCGAACCGCACTGAATGTTGCCTTTGGTGTGAACTTCAGTCCCCAGAAATCGAATGTCATTAGACCAGCCCGAGTCAAGTTTGATGGTCTGACTTTGGAGCAGGAGTTGAAGAAACAAAAGGCTTTGGCCAGGACCAAGGATAATGCGAATTGGTAATATCGGAGTTTAAATGGATAGGCATAGCAGTCAGTTTCTTTTGAGTGTGCATAAGATTCATGGAGTAACCGAGGATCTTGAGTTGAATGATAATATTGTTCCAGCAACGGTGGTCCAGGCTCTTGGTGCGGTATTGGCAAAGTATACAGTCTCACAACCAAATCCTGACAAAGCAATTGAAAGCTTCGTCACTTATTTTAAATCATGCGTTGCAAAAATGACTGAAGCGGAAAAGCAATTGTCGAGACAAGAAAAGCAATCAGAGTTTTGAAAATGGGATTTAAAAATGACCAGGGATTATTTGTCTATTGCTGAGCGTTATATCAATTCGATTGATTCAAGCAAATGCTGGGATGAACTACCGCCTTCAATCTTTTTTTTAAATGACCAAAAAGTTTTCATGGGTTACTTTGGCTGGGATTCCAATCCTGAACGCTTTGTTGTCTTGAATGCAGCCGGAATCTTTATCAAAGAGATGAAGATAGAGTTTTATATGATTATCCATGAGGGATGGATGCTCAAGTTGAAAAAACCGGAACAGTCTCATGATTATAAATATGGTGATGCGACGAATCATCCTGAACGAATTGAAACCCTTTGCTTTGTTGCGAAGGATCTTTTGAAGAAAAAAACCATCAACAGGATTTGGAAAATCAAAGAAGGCAGGGAAATTATTTCCTTTGAAAAAGCATACCCGGAATTGGATAAACAACCGATAGAGAATTCTGGTGATTTAAGTTCTCTTGAGAATTTTCTGAATCCAGTAATTGGCATGATGGAAGCAGCCAAGGTATTGCGTATAGAAGATGTATCAACGGAATTTCAATGAATTACAGGATATGAAAATGGATCGTTTTAACGATGAAAAATTTCTGAAGGAATTTGCTGAATTTCTTCACCGCTATAAGATGGATTCAGCATGCGGCGTGCCTGACACTTTCCTCGCTCAATTTTTGGCTGAAACCATGGAAAGTATGTCGCACCTCAAGGAAAGAATGCATGAGCTAAAGAGCTAAAGACCTTACTAACCGATACTGATTCCGTGCTATAATGACTTCATGATTAACCTTTATAGAGGTGGACCATGAAGTTTTTTATTTTGATCGCTCTCATGCTCTCTTCAGAATTTGCGCTGGCCAAGGATGGAAGGCTTCGCTGTCGAGCCAATGGAGCCGAAGGACGGGAAGCTGAATTGAGACTTGAGGATGGTGTTCTTGAGGCCAAATGGGAAATTGATGCGAACAATAATTCAGGTCAAACGATTGGAACCCGTGTGCGTGTCAACATCAATGGAACAGAAATGCCTCCCATTATTCTTGATTCCATTGAAGGCAATGAACTGGAAGGAAGCTATGAGATTTTTCGAGGCATTCCGGTAATCAGGTCTGGGACAAGGGCAAACATAGGAGCCTTGTCCTGTCGTTTTCTTTAGAGAAGAAATCCCTGACTCAGAAATTGAATCAGGGATTTGATTTAGAGAGCAGTAAAAGTGCCCTTGTCTTCGGTGCAGCCTTTTTCAATCAGCGCAAAGTCGGTGTCGATATCCTTGTGAGAGTAGAAGTGAACCACAGTGTCAGAGTATCTGCAGGTCCCTTTCAAATTATCGGTCGGACATTTCGTTTCACCTTTGAACAGCTGATAGAATCTTTTATCCGTATCAAAGAACGAAGCGTTCTTCTCACACCATTCAACACTCAGTTGATCTTTGCTGTCAAAACAGCTAAGCACAAAGGCTTTCTGATTTGCCTCACCGCCGTTTTTTGTCCCTCTGTTATTCAGGACAAGGCATGATGCGGGCTGAAGCAAAGGTTTGGGATTTGGCACCGGATCTTTGGAATCCTTTTCACCCGAGCATGACAAAAGTGCAAAGACACTACTTAACAACAATATTCGCTTCACTGCCAATCATCCTCACAAAATCAGTCGCGGTGTCGCGCATTCTTTCCCGTAGCTTGACCATGGCATCTCTCATGACTGCGTTGGGTTTATCACCGTGGCCTTGTTCGACTATATATTCCATTTCAATATCAAGCTTTTGACCATCACCTTTGAAACTTACAATAATGCTTCCACCAGGATTCAGTTCTCCCCATTCCATTCCACAGAAGAAATCGCCGGGGTAGCATTGTTTTTTACCTTGGGATTTTCCCTTGTAGGAGTATGTCAATTTAAGATCTGCCCAATGTGATACAACTTTGACGCCAGTCCAAGGGTTCGTCTGCTGGTCGATATACCAGCCGTTGCCATATTGTGCAATACGCTGTTCAACACGCCCGTTTGCCGTTCCATAGATCTTGCTTCCACCTTTCTCGATACATCCTCCACCTGGACGGGGGACCGCACAGAAGGTGTTATCCCATTCCCGATCGGCGCTCGATCTTGAACCAACAAAATACTGGTCAAGATACTCGACAAATTGTGCGGTCACGTCCTGAGCCGAAAGCTGGGTTGAAAACACTGCAAAGAAAAAACCGATCAGAATTCTTTTCATTTCCCTATTCTCCTATGGGTTGGGAATCGTATGCATCACAGCTAGGGCAAAAGCCTTCGCCTTGAAACCGCTGTGCTTCACTCATGAGTTTGACGAAAGATGTGCAGGCATACTGACAAATGAGATGATTGGTCGATAGTCCGCTGTATGCAGTCCGGCAGGCTTTGATCCATTCGTCCTGAAGCGTTTCATCACAGCTTGATTTTGGAAGTCTCATCTCATAGCAGCTGTCATGTCTCAGGCATGCTTCATTGAGGTTTACAGTCCTGATGCGTTCGCATCGTCTCAGGTCGGCATCAGAGACAAGGTTTCTCAGTGCCTCATTGTCTGGTGGAAAGGTTGAGGGTATCAAAATGCTTGACGCAAGCTGATTAAGATAGCCTTCCTTGCTACCGCATTCCGATGAAAAAGCGGTTTGACCTGTTGCCAAAGACAATACGACAAATAAACTGGACCAATTCATGTAGCCCACTCCAAAGCTGTTTTTCTTTTCAGCACTTACTCTTTCGATGCCCTGAGTGATAGCAGTCTCAACCGATGCAGGCAACGAATGACAGTTGACAGAAGTCCTTTTCGCATTCATCAAAGAGAACGAAATAACGAGATTTTGTTCATCACGGTGAACTATGGAAGAAAGGATTCCAAAAATGGGATTAGCCGATAGTCTTGCGGCTGGGATAAAAAGAACCGAAGCACTTGCATTTGCAATGGAGCAATGGATTGCGGAAAAACCGCACAGATCAATGACCATGCTTTCACGGATGTCCGATGTCAGTTACAGTTCCATCCGAAGAGTGATGCAAAGGGAAGGTGAAGCCAGTCATGAGGTTGTCATGTCACTGGCTCCCATCGTTTTCAAAAAGTCGAATTTGCAGGCTTTTGTTGAGGAATACTATCCAGAACTCAAAAGATTTTTTGAAGCAGCATCAGACAACTCAGGAAAGGCTGATGATATTTTAAGATCAAAGGACCACTTTAGACTGATGGTTCTTTCATCACATGAGTCAGGCTTGACCTTGGATGAAGCGATAAGATTTTTTGGTGAAGGTGTCACAGCCGCCTTTGAGGATTTGATTGAGACAGGGATTTTGAAGCCTTCGTCCCATCGCAGCAAAGCCTATATTGCTGATGATTATGTTGGAGCCTTGAGTTTCAAACTGGCCAGAAAAATCCTTGGTGATATGTCGGATGTCTATGATGGTAAGATAAAGGCTCCTGCTACAGCCTGGGTAGGCTGGGAGTCATTGAACGCTGATGCTTTGGATCGCTGCAATGTGATTCTGGCAAAGGCATCAGATGAAATTCTGAGCATTATCCAGGATGAGAAAAGCAAGGGTTCACTTCTTGTATTCATGGGAACTCTGTTAAACGTGCTCAAAAAGTGAAAAGGGACTTTTTATGAAACTTTTGATTTCAATGATTTCGTTTTTATTATCTGCTTCTTTATTTGCCGGGGGAAGCATAGGCGGCTCAACCGGGGGAGCGCATTTGAAGGAAGGCTTTGAAGTGATGGAAACCATCATCCTTGATCGCTTGATTATCGAGGATTTGAAGCTTCAACTTGAAACCCAGAAATCGGTTCCGCTTCAGATTGATGATCAAATTTTCAACATGAAAAAATTCGACAGCCGGATTGTGGACGAAAGTCTCAGCCTGGAAGTCTTGTCTGAATAGCGTTTCGCCTTTCAAAACTAAAGAGGGACATCAAAAAATATTTTGATGTCCCTTTCTGCTTTTGAATGAATGAAACGGAGAAGCAAAAAAATATCCTAGTATGAATTCTGGTTTTTTTTCCAGCTGTATTTATCTTCATGTTGGGAGTGATCATCTTTTGAGCGGTAATCATGATGCTTCGATTTATAGTGATGATTCTTTTTCTGATGATGGACGAAGCTTTTTTTGGACGTGCGGCTGTGCTTATTGTAATCATGATATGGCTTGGCCTCTGCAGCCAAAGATGAAAACATGAGCAATAAAGCGAATAGATAGCGCATAAGTTCCTCACAAGTGAAAATTCATTTCACTTCATTATGCACGATTTATTCCTTTGAGACACCGCACGATAGCCGTGTCTGGCCAGCCCTTGGTATTGAGTGATTTGAAGACCAGCCCTTCGATTTTCGCGTCAGAACTTTCAAGGATCTTCAGACAATCATCGACCTTTTTATATGTCCTGAGAAATTTGATGTGCGGTGAGATGTGAAAAACTTCCTTCAAAAGACTGTGCCTTTCAGCATAAGTCTGGAATGAAAGTGTGTCGGACTTGTATCTCAGTATATCGAAAAGATACACCTGATTCTCTGCCTTCAGCCATTCGCCTTCAAGACAAAGGTATCCATCACTGTCGGCATAGTCCTGAAAACTGAATTTAAGTTCACTCGAAAGCTTTTGGGTGTGCAGCCGACCGTGGCGGGTATAGCAGGTGATTTCACGCTGCGGGCTGATGTGAATCTGAAGCCTATGCCCGTTCATCTTTAATTGACCAGCCCAGCCCATTTTTAATACCCGCTCAATCGCTGAGCGCTCGGGAGCGATAGCGTGATTGGGATGCTGACACTTTATGAATCCATCCGGTTTCATTTTGCGCATATTCCTAATCAGCATTTTGAAATTTGACATGGTGCCAACTCCCTTTGGAGCCAGCACCATACAGCAGGATCAGACTTTGATGTAAGACTTAAGTTTCAGGGCTGTATAAAGATCAGCCAGTTGGTCGGCTGATTTTACGTACTTGACTGCTTCGGTCACTGTGTCAGCTTTGACCTTGTGCGCGATTGGCAAAAACATGGTTTCAAGTTCGTCCTGGGAAAAGGCTTTTGCCAGGGCATCAAAAAGACGCTTTTGGGTTGTTTCATTGCCGATGAAGGCAGGATTAAACCTGAGACTTCCAAGGTCGGGTTCGACAAGAGCATTTACGGTTTTTTTGCCGAATTTCTCTTCGATCAGATTCAGGTCCTCTTCGACCAGCTGACTTCCGCTGTTCTGAGTGATGAAGGTCACGGACTCGGACTTGCCGAGAATCTTCAGGTTTCCCGCTTCACCATTCATTTGACGTTCGGCGAATACCGCACGCGATTCGGAAAGGACAGTGTTCTTGTATGCTTCCTGCTGGCCTTCCAGCATTTTGATTTCAGACTGCAGGCGATGATATTCGTCAACAGCTTCGGCTGTTGCACCTTTGGTTTGATGGGACGCAAGCGAACTTTTTGATGTTGAGGTTTTTTTGACTTTGAAGGGATTGAAGTCTGCCTGTTTCGCTTCTGGTTTTTTTGCTGATCTTGCCATTTGAAAACTCCTTGAATTTTGTCCTACCAAACTCGCCTTACATGATCCCTGATCGGCATCCAGGACAAAAACTTGAGAGTTCATTCAAAGAAGTAATTATTTTGATTCTGACTTGGTGTAATATTTCCGTGGGCAATCCATAAACAACGGGAGTAAAACCAATGCGTTTTTTAATGAATTTTATCATTGGACTTTCGGTCCTTTTTTTTTCGGCATGCGGTGATGAAAAGGTAACAGTGGAAAGACTTGAAGGCGTGCCCGGTCCGCAAGGTCCCGAAGGTCCCCAAGGCAAAGGTGATCCCGGTCCCCAAGGTCCATTAGGTCCCAAAGGTCCCCAAGGCAATGCTGGTCCCGCTGGTCCTCAAGGTCCCGGCTGTTACATCGAAAATTATGATGCAGGGTTTAATATCGTGTGCGGTAAGGACAAGGTCTGGTATCCGAAATACGATGTGAAATCGACCACGGTTTGTGCGTTTATCAACAACAAATGGCAAAAAACAGTTATCACCTACCTCGCTCCACTCGGCAATCGCGCGAGTGCCACAGCCGAATCTGACATTGAACTCAAAACCTTTTTCTGCGACTAAGGGAGTCATGCGATGCGTTATCTTCTTTTGATTTTAACTTTTTTTGCAGCTGACATTTCGTTGGCTCAGGAAAAGAAGGTTGAGGTTGGTCCGATTCAGAAGGAAGTCTTGACAATTGACGACAGCTATCCCGAGGCTTTCAAAGGCCAGAAGATTCAGGTTTATGACAAGGAAGGAAAGCCGCAAGGCGAATTCGACCGCACGAAATGGAGAATTGTCCCAAGGGATAAAAAGGTGGTCTATCGGCAAACCAAGACAGTCAGCAGCACCTGCGATAAAAAGTGCCCTGAAGCTCCCATGTTTAAAAGACACACGATCGGTCTTCTTTTGGGACTGGGGAAGACCGGGCTGGAAACCACGGCACCTGAAGGTGAGCCGCTTGAAGTAAGCCAAAAAAATGGATTGGTTCTTGGCGCTCAGTATATTTATCGCTGGGATGATGAATGGTCCTTCAGTGGACTTGTCACGACAAATAACAGCATTATGGCTGGCGGTCATTACAGTTTTAATCTATAGTTTCGATAGATCCTATATTTGAGAAAAAGAGAATCAAGTCACAGTATCGGAAGTCCCATCTTTTTTTAAGGTGGGATTTTTTTTATTGAAAGGTTATAAAGCGACTATCAATGATTAAATTTGATTAGAGGATTATATGGGATTTCATAGTGTGGATTCACTTTTAAAAGGTATCAGCACGCTTGAGTTGGATGATAGCTATAAAAAATATGATCTACTTGATGAGCGAAGAAAGCTGAAGATAAAGACTGCTGATTTCTGGCATCAAATGGGATGGAGCGCACGCAGGACTTTCCTTCACTTTGAAGGACAATATTTTCTTCCAACCGCTGAATCACTGATTCTTATCAATGACCTGATAGGCTCAATCCCTCTTAAGGATTGTCTTGAGATTGGTGCGGGCAATGGCTGGCTTGGATATCTGCTTGGAATAAAAATGACAGACAGCTATCTGCAGGATAACCCGGCGATGAAGTCGCTTTACAGTATGGTCAGTCAACCTGTTATTAAATATGGCCTTGACGTTGAACGCATTGAAGCTGTTGAGGCAGTGAAAAAATATAGACCGCACACCGTCATTGGCTCATGGATCAGCGAAAAGAATTCGGGTGGAAATCCCTATCTGGTTGATGAAGTTGAGATGATGAAATACTGCAAGCGATACATATTCATTGGAACTGAACATCAGCACGATTACAAAACTCTGATTAAAAATGGCAAAGGCAGAAAATACAAGACTCCTGGCATCCTGTCGAGAGCCAAGGATGATTCTGTCAATGCGGTTTGGGTTTTTGAGAATTGAGAGGATTCCAATGTTTAGTTTTGATGTAATAACCAAAGACTGGGGAACAGGAAAAATTGAGATAACCGGCTTCAATAGAGTTCTGTCTTTGAGGCCAACCGAAATACATCATAAATCAGATGGTTCGCTTGATAACAAGCCTTCTTTTTGTTTTGTTCTCTCGATTCCAAACGATACTGATTTTTGTGTTTGTGGTGAAATGTCTCTTGAGATGCTGAATAAAAGTCTTGGTCATCTCGGCTATGAAATCGTGCGAAAGAGCGGGGAAAGCTTATGAGAGACTTGAATGATCATTGTGGATTTTCTGAAACATCAGTTTGGCTTTTACCCGAGGAAGAGATAGGGATGGTTCTTGATGAACTTTTGAACCATCTCAAGCTTAAGGTCTACAGGCGAAAGATGCCTGACTCAAGCACAGCAGAATTCAAGGTTGTGTCGATTTTGGAAGAGTTGCATTGGTAAGATAATCTTGACGAGTGATTTCCTGCCTGATCACTCTTTTGCACAGAATACGGATCTTGGAATTTCGGACTGTTTCATTTGTTTCATCAGTTTCCGTTTTAAGAATCAGTTTCAAGGTTTCAGCAGCATATTGTTCCGGTAACAGGCGAAGAGTGAGCAGAACCAGGAATTGAGTGTCCATCTTGTCAAGGTTCGATTCAATCAGGTCTTTCATTTTATTCTCCTTGGTAATTTGCAATTTCAACATGCATGCAGCCGCACTCGACAGGAGTATCAAGATCAGCCTTGGGATACTCCTTGGCAAGTTCATCAAGGCGCTTGTTCAAATAAAACCAGCTGGCATATTCGCCGTCTTCCTTGCCGTTGATATAGAGAGTGATGAAAAAAAGCATTTTATTATTCTCCGATTTCAGTAAGAGACTTAAGGTAGTTCCCTTACCTTAAGTATTGTTTGGTTTAAAACCTGGGACGAAGATTGAGATATTTTTGATGATCTTTGATTGCCAATTCCTTGGTCTTGTATCCCATGCGGTTATTGGTAGGTGAATTGAAACCAGCATGTCCCATCGTAATAAACCAAGTTCCGTCTGGACCTTGTTTGACGGGTTCCTTGCAGCTATCACAGTAACCTTCGTTTTTGCAGTCGCTCATCAGGTGTTCAAAGTTACTCATGATCATTCTCCTTTTGTCCTACCAAACTCACCGCACATAAAGCTTATCGTCACTTCCAAGGATTTCTTGAGCACCTTTACTGAAAAGTAAGAAATGAGCTTAAGTAAAGGACTTTTACTTTAAGTATTGAGCTATCCCAACTCTTCACCATCACAGACAAAAAACCAGATTTTTAATTTTTATCCACAGCTTCCCGAACAGGTATTCGTTGTTTGATTTGGTGTGACTTAATCAGGGAGTTTTGCAATGCGATCCTTACTTATAATCAGCCTTTTTCTGACTGCTTGTGGCAGTGAAACGGACAAAGCCTTGTCTGAAAAGATCAAGGAATATGAGACTCAGGAGAACGCCGAAGAAATTGAGGGTTCTGAGTCTGATACAAATGAAGAGTCAGCTGCAGAAAAATCTGATGTCCGCATTTCCCGTCCTGATGATTCAAGTCAGCTGCAGCCGGTCGCGTGCGGTGACTTTGCTGTAAAGGGTGATTTCAAGGCTTCAGTCACTCCTGACAGTGGAGTCACGCTTTCAGTCAAGATGAATGAAGAGTGCGACTTTGCCAATTTTCATTACGATGGAAAGCAACTGGAAGTGACGATGTGCAGCAACAGCACCGATTGGCTCCTGGCTCAGAAGACAGTCAAGACCAGGGTGACAGAGCTATCCATCGTGCGGTCGAAAGGTGTTTTAAGTTTTCTTTACCGCACCAATGGCAAGACGGAAACGCTCGAATACATCTCAATCAAAGGTGAGTTTGAGAATGATGCGTCAATCTGCTTTGAACAGTATTGAGGTTTGTCATGTCAGACAAACCCACTCTCAAAAAGTTCAGAAAAGACGTGGGCTTGACCGATCAGGAGCCAGCCGATATTGGCAGACCACCGCTCGAAAAAGGTCGCAAAAGTATAAAAACTTCGATTGTCCTGAGTCAAAGCCTATGGGAAGACATAGGTCCAAAACTTGAATTGCATGGGGACCTGTCAAAATATGTCAGATACCTCATCAAACGTGACCTGGGAAAGGATTGAACCATGTTTGCGGTTTGGAATGGAAAAAAACTTGATTTCATCTCATGTGAAAACGATAGCACTGTGATTTTTAACACAGCAAGAAAAACTCTTGATGATGCCTATCTTGAGATGCTTCCCAAAGCATATATCAACGCAAGCCGCATGATGAGTCTTTGTAATGCAGCGGGCATTGCTGTTCTTTGTGATGAGGATGGACTTCAGAAAAAACTTCCCGTCACGCTGGAACTGAATGGTTTCAGGCTCGTTGGCTCTGTTGTCTTCCTTGCCCTTTCTGGCAATGAGTTTCAATCCCTGAGTGAAAGTCAGATGAAACTTCTCTCAGAACAGTTTGAACCTTTAACAAAACATGCTGAATCAGAAATCACCATTAAAGTTCTCAACAGTCTTATCAAATTTATGGACGAGGAATGTGACAAAAAAGGAACTACAAGAGATGCGTTCATTGAGGATTTGATTTCAAACTATAGGGCATATGTAAATGAGCAGGATTGAAACAAATCAAATGAAACACCTTGTTATTGGTGCGGGCAATCTTGGGATCGACCTTTTTAATCAACTTAAAAAAAATGGTTTGAACGTAAGTACGTGCTCACGTTCAACAGGCTGGAATATACAACATCTGAGACAGCGTGACGATTTTTTGCAGTATGCAAAAACTTTTGATGTTGTCTGGTATTGCGTTGGATTTGGTTCGATCAAAGAAGCTATGGAAGATGCTTACGGCGCTCATCAGATTCATTTGGAAATACCTGCGCAGCTTATTGCTGTTTGTCCTTATGTTGTTTTCTTTAGTTCTGACTATGTTGCCGATGAAAGATTTCCTAAATCCAATGATGTGCATGCTTCAAAGATGAGAAGCCATTACGCGCATTTGAAATGGAGAATGGAATGTGCGGTTAATCAGTCAGAGAATGCTACAGCAATCCGTGTAGGTTCTCTTTACGGCTCACATAAACCCATGTCCACTTTTCCTGGAAAACTGCTGAAAAACATGCAGGAAAAAACTCTTGTGAAGCTTCCATTAAATTTGGTAACTCCAACCTCAACATCGTGGTTAAGCGAAATACTTGTGCAAAACTTTGATCGGTTATACAGGAATCCCGAAGGCCAACATATCCATCATGCAGCACCGCATGGATTTGTGACTGTGCGTGAATGGGGTTCGATGATTCTTGGACAGCCGATGAATAACGACGACACGTTCTTTGATTACGAAAGACCGCTGCTCAGTTGTCTTGATACAAGCTTCGCTTCACATCAAACTCATTGGCTGCAGAGATGGAGTGAGGAATGGAATATGTCGTTGCGCGAGAGGATTTTGAAAAGCTTGCAGAGCTAAAAGGCGCTTCGGAGTGGGCAAGAGCAAACGGACTGAGCCAGGATCGGGAGTCCTATGAGAGAGCCTATTACAAATTATACCGTAAAATTCTTGCGCGTCCCCATTGGTCAAACCCTTGGAGTAAATACATGAAAAAAATTTACATCATGCACCTTGATCAGAACGAAGTGAAACACCTTCCCCTGGTTTTCTTTGATGCGACATACGATGATTTATGCAGTCTTGAAAAGGAGTTCAAGAAAAGCAAAGGTCTGAAAGACTGCTTTGATAACTCCGAAGTCAAAGAGATTGTGATAACGATCTATCGTCCCAAGGACCAGGACGCACTGAGAAGGCATATAGCAGGTGTCAAGGAAGAGATGTCGATGGAAACTTTGAAAGGGGTTTGTTCGCAGATAGCAAACGGTCTTCAGATTCACCTGACGTGGCATACAAACGCAGAGTTTCAAAAAATCGTGCCAATGAACAAGGCTGATAGGGATCTTCTGAAGGCCATGATCGGCACCGGCAAATCAAAGCCTGTAATATGATTTTTGGTAATGATCCTAAAGTTTTTCCTGGATCTTCCGATTAGATTCCCAGTGTCTGGTTTGGTGTGACTAAATGGGAGTCTTTCAAATGAAAAGCATTTGCATGTTCTGTGGCAGAAATCATAAGGCAAAACGTCCGCTTGCATGTGAAATCAAAGGAGCCGCATCAGGTGCTTTGATGGACAGTATCGAACCAGGAACGGCTATGCTCATTCTCGACAAAAGTAAATTCCTGTCTGATCTTGAAAAACGAATGAAAAAAGTCATTCGTTCTCAAAAAACAAAGTAATCACTTTTTTGAAATCAAAGGACTGATTTCCATTCGACCATGAGGGCACCTGTGAGGGCTTTATGGGACTGTGGAAAGAACAATATCAAATTGGTCGCAACATCTATTATGCGATCAACTGCAATCGCTGGAACCCGGAAGGACGGATTTTGAAGATGAATCCGACTCTGAAGGAAATTGATACGATGTTCCGAAAGTTCCGCAAAAGCCTCAAGAAGTTTCAGAGGGACCGGCTTTTAAAAAAGGATGGTCCGGTTTATATCCCAAACATCGACCGCTCCCATGACAGCTATTGGCCTATCCCAATCCGAGGCGATAAGGCTTACCAATTCCGTCTTTCTGACATCGTTTATGCCAAATGGGTGATGAAAAATCATCGGGAACTTTTCCTTAAGCTTCTCGACTGGAACAACCTCGATTACTGCGTGAAGCTGCTCAGGAACAAAAAACTGAAATCACCAAAACTCACTGCACAGATAATTTTTGCTGTCTGGCAATTTCAATCAGAGAATTTCACTCCGACTTGAGTTATAACATGCCAGTAATGCTGAAAAGGATTCAGTGATGCGCATGTCAAAAGAGGAAATTCTGTTTTATCGGTCAACAGGCATTCCTGATGATCTTCAAGTCTACATGGCTAACATAGCGGGTTTGACTCAAAGCCTTGATTCCCAAACCGATGAAACCCGCAGGGCTGAGTTGAAACAGGAAATCATCAAATTACTGACTGACGCCAAAGACAGAGCCGATCACTATTACATGAAACGCATCAAGGACTTTGGCATTCACAACATGCGTCTCAGAAAACTTTCCGAGTCCTTTTCCGAACTCATCTTTCAATTCCGCACCTGACTGCAGCCTTCCTTCCAAGTGAACTTGAATTCAGTTTTTGCTTTCGCTCCCCTTTGTCAAAAGGGCTATAATTTTAAATAGGCAAATTGTTGGGGAATCCTAACCGCACACAAAGCACATAACCTTGGTGCTTTTTTTGCCTTTCAACCAGTCCACCAGCGGAAGGTATTAAAATGCAGCACTTCAGAAAAGTCACGACTCTGGCAGAAGACTTTGCTGCCATGGGACTCGCGGAAAAACGTTCCGATTATAGTTTCTTCCCAAGTGAAATTGCTGATCCCAAGGAAGTCACTGAGTCGGTTGAGGAAGGCTTGACTCTGCAGCGGACCAAGAAAATGACTCCTGGCGAAAAAGCCAAAGCCAGACGTTACCGCACAAAAAACAAAGCCAAGCTTTCCCGGCAAAAAGCCATTCGTGACCGCAAGCCGCAAACTCAGGCTCGCAAAGCACGGCAATCAAAACTTAAAGGCGATCGGACTGCAGGTCCACGTCGCAGATTTGTATTGGCTCAGGATATGTCAAACATGAGGGAACAAATGAAGGCTTTGCAAGAGCTTAGAACACTCCATAGCGCCAACTCGAATAAGAAAATTGAGAACAAGCATCTCGTTGAAAGTCTTGAGCGCATTATTTCCAATGCTCAAATCCTCTGCCGTAAATATGCAGTGCTGGAAGAAATCAAGGCAGGTTCCCTGCGTGAATCAGTCAATGTTCCAGTCGAGTATCCTGGGCTGTCGGTTGACTGGGAAAATCCTGATGCTCCAAACATCAATCCAGCTGGCAAGGACATGGACGCCACGGATTATGCAAAGGACTCCAAACTCAAAGGCAACGTCAAAGCCGAAGACGACATGGACCCATCCGATAATCAGGAATGGTGGGTTGACGTTGATTCCGGTGAATCCGATTCGGGTGAATGCGACGACGATATGGAAGTCGATGATTCCGATGATATGGAAGTCGATATGGGTGACGATATGTCGGGTGAAGATGAACTTGACGTATCCATGGATGACGAAATGGGTGACGACGATGAAATCGAACTCGATTTCTCGGTCGATGATGAAGAAGAAATGCCGATGGAGTCCAAGCGGGTGGACCTGTCTTACGAAATGGCAAAACTCCGCACCGAAGCTGAAGATGTGCTGGCAAAAATGAAGACCAGTGTTCTTTCCCCAGCTGATGCTGCTTCGATTGTGAAAGACATGGTGATCTATCTCGGTGGAGCGATGAAAGCTTATATCGACTTGGCCGCTCAGGTGTCCAGTCAGTATCAGCAAGGTCCCTATGCAGGTGAAGGTGAACTTCAGCAGGAACCAGCTGCTCCTGAAGACAACAAGAACGTAAACAAGTACGTTGGCCAGGAAGCACCACCTGAAGCCGGTCATTCCCCAGAAATCTACAAGCTGAAGTAAGAAAGGGGATAACGGTGGGCAGACAACTTTTAATTGATTCAGCTGGATTTAAACTGGATCAACTTCAAGAAGACCAGACAGGCGAATATATCTTTCGCGGTAAGTTCGCTCAGTCGGATTTGCCAACCGCGAACAAACGAATTTATCCTCGTTCACTCTGGGAACGCGAAATCAATCGGCTCAAAACGAAAATCTCTGAAGGCAAGGTCTTTGGTGAACTTGATCATCCCGAGGATGGAAAGACCAAACTGCAGCGTTCAGCGATTTTGATTCAATCCCTTGCCCTTGATAAACAGGGACAGGTGATTGGCAGCTTCAAGGTTTTGAATACCTCGATGGGACGCGAACTGAAAGCCATTGTCGAAGGTGGTGGTGCGGTTGGCGTTTCATCGCGTGGTTACGGTTCGGTTCGCATGAATGAAGATGGTCACTCGGTTGTTCAGGATGATTTCACTCTTTTGACCTTCGATCCTGTTGCCGATCCGGCTGAAGAGACGGCTTATCCTGAACTGCAAAAGCCTGAAACAGCTGAAGCTGAAGAAAAACCAGCCGATGAAGAACTATCCGAGCCGGAACAAACTGATGAGGTTTTTGCAGCTTGGCAGGAAGCAAGTCAGCAAAAATTTTCTCAGGATTCTGAAACTGTGACTGAGGAAATCAGTCGTAACAAACTTCAGGACGCTATCAAAAAAGCCAAATCAATTTACATCGAGTCCTCGCGTGATATGTCGCACAAGGACGCTCTTTCCCGAGCAGTCGAGGAAGGAATGAAGTTGATTGGAAAGCAATATGACGCAAAAGATTTTTCGATCCGTGTCGCCGCTGAGGTTATGACCGTATCGAAAAAGCCAACCATGGAAGATGTTGAAATGGGACAACAGGAAATTTTGAATCTCATTCGCTCAACCGTTCAGGAGTCGATGGATCATCTTCTTGCTGAGAAGGAATCCGTGATTTCTGAGTCAAAGCAAAAGCTGACTGAGGAAGCAAGGAAAGTTGAAGCGCTCACAAAAGAACTTTCCGAGGCGAAGCAGAACATCGAAAAATTGAGTGATGTTGCGAAGGAACTCGGCTTTGGTCTTTATCTGCAGCAGCATCTTGGAAGACATCCAAAGCTGAAGCAAATCAAGGAAAGCCTTGGTGATCTTTGTCTGATTGAATCGCTTGAAGATCTTCAGAACAAAATCAAAGTTCACATCTCTGAAGTCGCAAGGATCATGGAAGCCGAGGAAGCAAAATCCAAAAAGCTTGTCGAACAAACCGAAAAGCTTATGGAGGAAAAGAAACTGCTTCAGGCTCAAGTTCAGGACATTGCTGAAGAACGTGATGAAGCAATTTCGATCGGCATTGAAAACGCAGCTGCTCTTTATCTTGAAAGACGCATTCAAGGCAATCCCTATCAGACAGAGATTCGCAAGCGTTTTGCAGAGATGAAGGTTAAGACCAAGCAAACCGTTGAAGGTCTTTTGTCTGAATACAAAGGACGCAGAGTCAACGAATCAAGTGACTTTCACCGTGTTCGCCGTTCACTGTCTCACCGTCCCAAGGATGTAGAGCATGATAGTCTGGTTGAAAACCATGTGAAGGACACGCAGCCTGCAATTGTCGAGGAAACTCTGCAGTTGAATGGTGAAGTGTTCAACATGAACGAAATCAAACGTCTTGCTGGAATCAAATAATAAGCATCATGGAGGATACCGATGCAAGCCAAGAATTTTATGCGTCAAAATCGTTCGATCAAGGATGAAGGCTACGTTCAGGCACTTGTGCGCAAGTGGAGTCCCTTGCTGGAAGGCATCAACGTTGAGCATACGCGCAACGTTATGGCTGTTCTCTATGAGAACCAAAGCCAGCATCTTCAGTCCATGACTGAAGAAACACGTTCGACCAACGTGGGCTCGTTTTTGAAATTTGTGTTTCCCGTTCTTCGCCGGGTTTGGCCTTCTCTCATCGCCAATGAGATTGTGTCGATCCAGCCAATGACCGCACCAATCGGCGGTATCTTTTACTATGACCTGAAGTACGGCACCACAAAGGGCACCGTGACTGCTGGCCAGACTCTGATCAAGGATTTCAATCGCTACTATTCGAGCGAAAAAATTGATGCAGAAATCATTGGCACTGGTGCGGGCACCAGCTTTGCATCGACGCTGGACTTTACTCCTGTTCGCGTTTCGACCGTTATCGTCAAGGGCTACAAAGGCACCGATGGCAGCCTTGTATCCGGCGCTGACAACGGCTCGGGCACAATCACAGGAACAGGCGTTTCCGGTATCGTTGATTACGATACTGGCTCCATCTCGGTTGACTTCACAACTTCCGTAAGTGCAGGAACTGATGTAACTGTCACCTACGAATACAATAGTGAGTGCAACAGCAACATCGCTCAAATCAACATCGACATCCAGCTGCTGGAAATCCGCGCGACCACTCGCAAGCTGAAAGCAAAGTGGTGTTCGGAAGCTGCTGACGACTTGAAAGCTTTCCATGGCATTGATGCTGAAGCTGAAATCGTTGCTGGTATCGCTGCTGAAATCGCTTTGGAACTCGACCGTGAAATCATCGAGGATCTTCGTGTTGGTGCGACTGGCTACAACGGAAGCTTTGCAGCTTCTCCTGTTCCGAACTACCACACTCAGGTTGATCATTATCGCAACATCCTGACCGAAATCACCAAGATGAGTAACCGCATCCACAAGAATTCTTTGCGTGGTCCTGCGAACTTCCTTGTGACTTCGCCTGATGTGTCTGCGATCATCGAGCAGCTGGAAACTCATGGTGACTTCCGTCCCATCTATGCTCCTGCAAACAGCGACACACGCGCACCTGCAGAGCAGCCACACACCTTCGGTGTTCAGAAGATTGGTACTCTTTCCAGCAAGTATATCTGCTACAAAGATCCATTCTTCCCAGTTTCCTCGAACGTTGGTTCGGGAAGTGGTTCCGGTCAAATCCTCGGTGGTTACAAAGGTTCGACCTTCATTGATGCAGGTTATGTGTGGGCTCCATACATTCCTCTGCAATCGACTGCGACCTTCCTTAACCCTGAAGACTTCGCATTCACCAAAGGCTTGCGCACACGGTATTCTAAAAAAATGGTTCGCTCGGAGTTCTATGGAACCATCACTGTTACTGGCCTTTAATTCCCTATAGAGGGAAAAGCAGCCGGGAGCTAAACACTCCCGGCATTTTTTTTGTGTGCTTCCATAAGCTTTGATCAAAAAATCGGGCAAACTTCAATCCCCAGCCTATTTCTGATATCCTTTCCCCATGTTGCTTTTCTGAGGCTTCTGTTTGCTAATCTGTGTTTTTTGGTCCTGGAATGCTTTTCGGTGTTTCGGGACTGATTGCCTGGGGTGCGGTTATGTTAAGTTCCATCATCAAGAGAATCCAAAAGACAGTCAGCACAGATAAACCCATAGAGGGTGATGCTCTCGATGAACTTGTCGCAGAGAATTTGAAGGAAGAAGAAAAACCAAAAGTGAATTCAAATTCAGTCGTGCCAGCACCTTCAGCCGAGCCGCCAAAAGAAGAACTCAAACTTGAGCCGGTTCTTCCCCCACAAAAACCAGCTGAAAAACCAAAGACAGAAAAGCCAAAAGCGCCGGAAGCTGTTGTGAAGGTTATTCCTTCGGAACTTTTGAAGGAATTTTTTATAGCTGAGTCAAAAAAGTGGATTGGTGTAAAAGAGACAGCGACCAACAAGGGACCTGAAGTCGAGAGGTTTCAGAAGGCTGTGGATGGAAAGGCATCGGGTGAACCCTGGTGCCTTGCATTTGTGTGGTTCTGCATTCTTGAAGCTGAGAAAATGTATCTCAAAAGGTTTGGCTCTGAAACGGAGAAAAGCTGGCTTTACCGCACCGAGCATTGTTTGACGATGTGGAATCTCAGTCCGAAGGAAGCAAGACTGACAAAACCAAAGCCTGGATGCATTGTGGTCTGGCAGCACATGGCCAAGGATGGAACGCCAACCGCAAAAGGTCATGTCGGGATTGTAGTGAAGGTTTTGGATGGAACCTTCATGCAGACTGTTGAAGGCAATACAAGCAATGATGCCGTTGTCCAGGATGAAGGTGACGGTGTTTATCTACTCAAACGAAACTACGTTTCATCATCAGGCAGTAAAAAGCTTGTCGGATTTTTGAAACCCTGGAAGGAGTTTTAGAATGGATTTTTTGAAGGAACTGCGTGCAGCTGGTTTGATTTCCAAGAAACTTTCTGAGCGTGTCGTCTATGGCACCGAGGAAGGACCAGCGCCGATCAATCCCAATATGCCTCAGAGCGACATCAATATTTCCGGTCACTCGACAGCTGACAAGCCATTGGAGCAGGAGCAGCCAAAAGCTGAACCCGCACCGGCAGAGCCAGCCGCAAAAGGTCAAAAGGAATATCTTATCAACTCGGCCATGGCTTCCATGAAGGCTGTTGAGGCTTGTCTTGAGGCGATGTGTGAGGGCAAGTGCTGGGAGAATCTTTCCCTTCAGCCCGATGCTGCGACAGGCATGAGCGAGATGCTGAAGACTATGAAAGAGTGGTCGGCTAAAATGGAAAGCTGGAAGGAATCAGCGGTGGTGGTTCCTGCGACAACCGAGCCGCCTTTGGTTCAGAATCAAACACTTTCGCAGCCTGCAGCTGCTCCCCAGTCCCCAGCCGCTCCTGCTGCTCCTGTGGCACCGGCTGTGACGACAGGACCAGTCGCAGCCTGAAGAGGGGGAGGACATGAACGAATCTGAAATGAAACAGCAGATACTGGCAAATCTTGGTGAGCCGACCATCAAGGTTGAAATTGATCCAGGCCAATGGTGCGCCTTTTTTCAAAACACGCTTCGCTGGTTCAAGGCAAAAAAAGGTCTTGTGGGCTGTGAAGTCATAAGGCTGATACCAGGACAGGTGCAATACGATTTGCCAGCCGGTGCAAATACTGTGGTTGATATCCATCTGCCATTGGGCTTTGGTGATGTTCAGGCTCTTTTCAGTCAAGGCATATTGGATACGAACTATATTCCTGCTGATTTCTATGGAATCAATGGCGGGAGCTATTCCCGTTATGGATTCACAGTCAGTAACTCAGCTTACGTTCAGGTCCTTCAGTATCTTGAGACTACGAGGCGGGTGATTTCAGCCGAGCCGACCTGGGAAGTCATGTGCGGTAAAATATATGTGACTAATGGTTGGTGCGGTGTATATGGTCCGAATGGTCAATATATGCTTGTCACATATAAAAAGGAAGATGTGAAGATTGAGGATATCACCGATCATCGTGACGTTGATCTTGTGTTTCGCTATACGGAAGCAAAAGTCAAAATGGTTTTGGGACGCATTCGTTCAAAATACAAATCCTATCCTGCTGCAGGTGGAATGATTGATACGGATGGTCCCGAACTTCTCGAAGAAGCCAAGGCTGAAATTGAAAAGCTGGAAGAGGAAATTTCCGACTCTCAATTTCCCATGGGACTTATGGTTGGCTGATGTGAAAAAGGTTCGCACTAAAACATTCTCCCGATTGGTCGCAAGCTTTGCAGTCATAATTTTTTTCTTTATTTTGAGCGGTTTCGGGACCATGTTTTTTCTTTTCATGGTTTATGAGTTGTTCACAATAAGAGAAACACTCTTTGGCTTTTGACGTTTCGGAGTAGCTAGGAATTATGGCACATGGCTTATGAAATAAAAGGCGATGAGTATGTCAGAGGGCATTTGCGTTCTCGCAGTTTTAGTCTTGAATCTCTCACGATAACCACAGTCGCAAATGGTGTCTTCAGTCTTACTGCTTCATCACCTTCAAATGTATTTTTCATAGGATCGGCGCAAAACCAGTATCTCAATTTAGGTGACGCGACTACATACGAGCAAGGTCACTACTACAACTTCATGAATGATTCCTCTGAAGTTGTTTTTATCAGGGATTTTGGTCTTAACGTTCTTGCCGAACTTTTGCCTAATGCTGGTGTGACGCTTCAGCTTGAGGATAGATCAAACGCCAATGGTTTGTGGTTTATTCCGCAAACGGAACTTTCAAAGATCCTTGTTGATCTTACAAATATCCAGGGAATAGCAGGCAGCAATGCTCAGGATTTTTTGGAAAATTTTCTAAGTCTTAACGGTATTCCGGTTATAGGTGAAATCCCAGGTGGTTCAAGGAATTGCGTGAATTTGGCTTTTACGACTTCGTTTGAGTTTATTCCGGGGAGCCTTCAGGTATTTCTTGGTGGATTGAGATTGGAGCCAGGACTTGATTATACTGAGAGTGTAAACAATCAGGGATTTACCATTCTCATAAACGCCTCGGATCGTAATCGACTGAACAAGGCTCCTTTGGGTTCAGAGAGTTTTTTGGTCAACTATAGTCGCAGGGTTATTTATCCTTAAAAATTTCATGAGGCCATAAATGGGACAAACCAATGCTATTCGTGTTCAGTTCGATCCGTTTGAGTTGATAACGTCAAGCATTAACGCTGCAAGACAGGAAATGGCATTTACTGGTTATTTTCAAACTGGTGATGTTGTTTCCATTGTTTCGCGTGATGCCAACGGCTGTGTCCTTTCAACTCTTGCAACAGGTTTGACAGTTGGCGCGATTGAAGAGGGAACTGCTCTTGTCTTCAATACTCCTGTTGACACGACAACCGCACTTCCAGCTGGTGGTGTGGGTTGGTATGTCGTCGCTGATCCGATTGATGATGTGCAGGAAGCGATTGATCGGCTTTATCGCACAGGCGCTGAGAATCTTTTCCAGTTGGCTGAAGATGTCAACGACAGCGTTTCCGCTTTCCCTGGTGCCGGTCTTACGACTCTTTATGTTGATGATGTCAATCTTTTCCGGGCTGGTGACTCCGTTGTCATCACATCGGATCAGGGTGTTCTTGCAACAACAACGATTGATTCGGTTTTGATCAACGCTGATGAAATTAACAATCAGTCGGCTATCATCATCGACAATGAATATGATTTCTCTTCCAATACTGGCATTCGCATTCTCAGTACAGATGTCACGACTCAGGATGTTGTGACTCGGCTTCGTGAGAACATTGATGCGATCGACCAACCGATTGAAAACGAATACATTGGGGTTGGTGATTGTAATACGGTGGTGTTTGACACCAATAACCTTTTCCTTCAGGGCACATCGAAGCTTTTGCTCGATGGACGCCGTCTTCGTTTGGGAACTGCTGGCACAAGAGCGGAAGGTATCTTCGGTGCTGGCAACAGTGAGTTGACTTTTACGTCAATGGTTCTCGGTCTTGCGGGCAATACAATTGACGTTTCCATTGTAAGTGCTTCGGGTTTTGATGTGACCGTTTCTGGCAGCCATGAGGCAGGAACACTTGCTGTTGTTGCGAACAATGATTCAGGAGCCGGAACAGCGGCTCAGATTGCGGCTGCAATCAACGCCGATACCGATGCACAGAAACTTGTTCAGGTTGTCTATGGTGGAACGGGAGCGGGCACTGTCGGTGCTTTTGGTCTGACTGCCCTTTCAGGTGGTTTGGATGATGGAACAGGTGATTACGCCGAACTTCCACAGGTCTTTAACAACGAAATCAGTCAAACTGGCTATAAATGGTTGAGTCTGCATATCAGACCAGCTGAAAATAACCGTTTGAACTCCCCTCCGCGCGGGACTGAGGAACTGGTTGTTGACTATCGCAAAGCCCTGACCAACGCCTGATTTTTTGATCTTTGAGTATCTCGAAATGGATTTTGAGATACTCAAAAAATTTTGTGTATGGGAAATGGAACTCAATGGGACAAACCGATAGCACTAGAATTTATGTTCAGGAAGGTGCCTATACCTTTCCCTCTGTGATTCTGGCCTTCGTTCTTCAGGATCTTGATCGTTTCGTCAACTCAACCAACACCTGGGTTACAATAACCAGGACATCAAATTACATTTCATCGGTTGAATATTTTTCTGATTCAGCAAAAACCCTGAAAGTTTTTGAACATCAATATGGACGAACATCCAATCGAATCACTTCCATTACAGCGATTTATTATAACGCGAATGGAACGGAAGACAGCCGGGTAACACATACTCTGACAAGAAATGGAAGTCAGCAGATTACAGATTCTGCAAATCCGTTTTCGACAAGTGAGTCTACAAAAATATGAAATTTGCTGAAATACTCGCTTTAATAGAGGAACTTGTAAACCCGCCGGGTGGTGGAAGTGGTGTGACTCCACCTTTTGTTTTCAGTAAATCCGGTAATGCCACGGTTGGGACCTATCTCAGAACGGGTGAGGCTGTCGGCAGCAAGACGGGACAGCTGATCAAGGGAACCAACTATATCGTTGAGATTAACGCATCCAACGGCAACAACGCTGGCTCGACGACAAGAATTCAATTTCAAAGACGCACAGCTGTCGCAACGTTTACAGACATAACAAATGCCTATGTTGATATTCCATCAGGAACTTACAAAGGTCAAAACACTGGGCTTGCCATTTCCCTTGGACCTGATGAGGAAGTGTCCTGCTATGTGAAAAGTGGATCGACCTTAAGCGATCCTGTTGTAACCTTGTTTTTAAGTCCTCAATAATAGGAAATTACAATGCCGAAAATTTTAAAAAACCCGACTGGCATTGATCGAATCATAAGCGATACCGGGCAGACCATTTCAGGGTTTGATGAACTTCTGATCAATCCAACTGACTATGGTTACTATGCACAGAGTCAGGAAACCCTGGATTATGTTTCGGGTGGTCTTCTTGTTGTCAATGATGGTCTCATTGATCTTCCTGTTGATGAGGCAATCCCTTTTCTTTCCCTGTCGGAAACAGCCAAAGGAATTCGTTTTGATCCTGCTGGTTCATCTCTCACTGCAACAAATGTTGAAGATGCCATAAAGCAGGTGACAGTCACTGGTGGTGATAGTTTTCCATGGAACATAATTCCGATTGGTTTGACGGTTATTGTTCCGCAGAATAAGCAAATGATTGTGTATCAGGAACTTGAAATAAGGTTAAGCGGTGAACTCGAACTCTTAGGTGAATTGGTGGTGATTGAATGAGCGCAATCGTATTGGTCGAACAGTCCCCGTTACTGACTCCAACGCCAACCTCGGGAAAGGTTCGTATTGGTGTTGATCTTTCCGGCAATCTTTTTTCAAAAGATGATGCTGGCAGCGTTATTATTTATGGCGCTGGCGTGACGACAGAACAAGTGGAAGACATCGTTGGCGGAATGCTTCAATCAACGTCAACCATTCAGGCTACCTATGATGATTCAGGCAGTCTGATATATTTTGATGTGCTCGCTGGCGGCGTCGATCATGATGCTCTTTTGAATTATGTGATAAATCAACACATTGATCATTCAACTGTATCAATCAACGCCGGGACAGGTTTGACCGGTGGTGGTGATTTGACTGCCACACGAACCATTTCCATGCCGAGTGTAGGAACGGCTGGTTCCTATGGTTCATCATCAGTGGTTCCTGTTGTCACAACCGATGCGCAAGGACGGGTGACGGGAGTCAGTCTTGCAACCATTACGCCTGTTGCCATTGGCGCTCAGCCGGTTGACGTGGATTTGACTGCTTTGGCCGCTTTGGCTGGAACAGGAATAATTGTCAGAAGCGGAAGTGGAACAGCTGTTGTGCGGTCGATTGCAGCTGGTTCCGGTTTGACTGTAAACAACGGTGATGGAATATCCGGTGATCCAACCGTTGCCATGCCGAACACTGGAACGCCTGGGACTTACGGTTCCGGGACATCGGTGCCAGTTATCACAACGGATGCTCAAGGCAGAGTGACTGGTGTTTCTCTTGCTTCGATTACTCCTGTTGGCATTGGTGCTCAACCTCTGGATGCTGATTTAACAGCTTTGGCGGCTCTTGTGGGCACTGGCCTTCTTGTTAGAACAGGTGCCGGAACAGCTGTTGTGCGGTCGATTGCTGCTGGCACTGGTTTGAGTGTAACGAATGGTGATGGAATATCGGGTGATCCAACTGTCTCGATGCCAAACACGGGGACACCTGGAACGTATGGATCAGCAACATCGGTTCCGATCATCACAACTGATGCTCAGGGACGTGTGACATCTGTCACTGTCGCTTCGATCACACCAGCCGGAATCGGAGCACAGCCTGTTGATTCTGATTTGACAGCTATCGCAGCACTGACAGGCGCTGGTCTGATAGTCAGGACGGGAACAGGCACTGCGACTACCCGTTCTGTTGTGGCAGGCACCGGCTTAAGCGGAACAAATGCAGATGGTATTGCCGGTGATCCAACTATTTCCATGCCCAATACAGGGACAGCGGGAACCTATGGATCAGCGACAGCAGTGCCTGTGTTTACAACGGATGCTCAAGGTCGCGTGACCGGCGTTTCCCCTGCGACTATAACTCCTGCTGGAATCGGCGCTCAGCCTTCTGATGCCGACCTGACTGCTTATGCAGCCCTTGTTGGAACCGGTTTGGTTGTGAGAACAGGAGCCGGGACAGCAACGACACGATCCATCACGGCTGGCGCGGGACTTTCCGTGACCAACGGGGATGGAATTTCCGGTGATCCAAGCGTTGCTATGCCAAATGTTGGAACAGCCGGGACTTATGGCAGTACGTCTGTCGTTCCCGTAATCACAACGGATGCCCAAGGTCGCGTGACTTCCGTGAGTCTTGCAACGATTACTCCCGCTACGATCGGTGCTCAGCCTTTGGACTCGGATTTGACGGCAATCGCTGCTTTGACCGGGACTGGACTTATTGTCAGAACAGGCATTGGTACTTCAATTGTTCGATCCATCGCAGCTGGCGCTGGCTTGACAATTTCAAACAGTGACGGTGTTGCTGGTGATCCAACTGTTGCGATGCCAAACACGGGGACACCTGGAACCTATGGTAGTGCTTCCTCTGTTCCAGTATTTACAACTGATGCTCAGGGAAGAGTGACCAACGTCACTCCACAAGCAATAACACCTGCTGCAATCGGTGCTCAGCCTTTGGATTCAGATTTAACGGCTATTGCAGCACTCACTGGCACTGGTATTATTGTCAGATCAGGAGCGGGAACGGCAACGATACGATCCATTGCAGCTGGTGCTGGTCTTAGTGTTTCAGATGGAGATGGTGTTGCTGGCAATCCGACTGTTGCCATGCCTAATGTAGGAACAGCTGGAACTTATGGAACAGCATCCACCTATCCGATCATCACAACCGATGCTCAGGGACGAGTGACAAATGTCACAACACAGCTTGTAAGTGCTGTCTTTGGTTCAGAAGCAGAAGATTTTGAAGATTTAACAACAGCGACAACAACGTCAACAACATTCAGTGATGGAGCGTCCTTTACAACAGCAGTAAAATCCGTTGGTCGATTCAGAATTGGTGTTTTCTTTAACTATGCAATTAACGTAAACAATGCTGATGCAAGATTTAGAATCACGGTCAATGGTGTTCAGCAAGGTCCAGAAAATAGGGTTGAATCAAGCGAAACCGCTAACCAAAGCAATTGGGAATCAGGCTTTATTTATTATAATGTTCCATCTTCACAGGCTTTAACAATTGCTATTCAGTTTGCTGCTGAAACGGCAGGCAATACTGTATCTCTCTTTCAAACCAGAGTTGAAATTTGGAGGGTTTCATGAGTTATTCATTTCAAATTTCAAGAGCGCCAATAACTTACACAACCAAGTATCATTTGTTTCACAAGGGTTTGAATGTAAATTTCACTGGATTCACTCAAACGGGTAGCATTGTCACTCTTTATTATTCGGTTCCACTGACAGAGCAGCAGCAATCTGATATCCAGGTAGCAGATGTATCCTTCGTTGACAACGATCCATTGGAAACAATTAGGAATAATATACTTGTTCCCGCCAGAACCTTTGGCCAGCTTTTGATTGATGATTTCGCAGCTGAAAATATTTTGCTTGGAATAACTCAGTCAGGCATGACCAATCAGATTAGAAAAACTTTAACAGAAGCAACTTTGTGTCTTTTAACTGGTTCTCTTTATGATGCAATTCATGAGGCAAGAGAAATTCCAGAAGAAGAAAAGGATGGAGTCTTTATAAACAACGCAAGACTTTTGAGTTTTATAAATCGGATTGAATCCTATCTTGGCCTTCCATTGAGCACAGAAGTATGAACATTTTATTCGTAAATTCAGAAAAAATTGGAAGCAAGATAATCATGTATGGACTCGATAGCAACATAAGTCATGTCGCTATCGGTTTTGAGGATCATGAGTTTATATATCATGCAATTGGTGATAGGATTCAACAAACAAAAATTCAGGATTTTTTCGATCATTACAACCTTATCGACTTCGTGGAATACAAGTTTTCTCCTTCCATCGAAAAAAAGTTTTTGAAAAAATTTTTGAAGTCAATTTGGTATCAGTCTTATGATTACAGGTCGATCTTTTATTTTGCCCTTGATCGTTTTAAAGTCAAATTTATGGGACGAAAGCCGTCCACGTTCAATCCCATGAATTCAGACACTTCAATGATTTGCACTGAAGTTTTATACGTTGTTGATGAAATTTATCATGATCTTTTTGGCAAAAACATCTTGCCTCTTGATCTTGACTTATCCATAACTAAACCTTCAGACTTGAGGACAATCCTAAAAAAGACGGCATGAGGTATTTTATGAAAAGGCTTTGTGGACTTTTTTCTTTTGTGTTCATTATTTCATGTGAGACAACAAAGACCGAAAGTCCAGGAACTGAGGAAATAAAAAAAAACCAAAAAGTTCAAACGGCAAGACCATCCTTGCCTTCAAAGCCTTTGATTGATTTTGAAAAGGAGGACATTGGCTGTCATAACTTTGAAAAGATTGCCATGCTTTCCTGCCTTAATCCTGAAATGGAAATACCCTTTCCTTATTGTGAACTCAATGATGCTTATGCCGTGGTTGGTATCCTGCCTTATGCCTACTGCACCAAAGATCCTGACATAATCGCTGCTCATCTGCCTTATGCCAAAAAACATTACAGGGGTTCCACCGTTGGTCTGATGGAAAGATCGCTTGCCAGACTCCGTGGCCAGCCGATCAAATTTTCAAGACCGCTGATCTATCAGAAAGGCTTGTCCGGCTATAAAGCCTACCAGCTGATGTCCTCCATTCATCTTCAGTATTTTATCGCAGGCAGCTTCAGCAGCCCGATGAAAGCAATTGTTCAGGAGCATTCCCGCCGTGAGCCTGATTGTCTTTATTTTCAGTATCTGAATGATCTTATGACAGGAAAATGGAACCGAAGTCTTGCACTCGGATCGGAAGGCAAAAGCGATTGTGGTTATTACAAGCATTTCCAGCCTGAAACCATTAAGATTGACATATATTATGTCCAGCACCTTTTGCGTGAGGCGATTCAGTGAGTTTGCAGGACGGAGAATGTCAATCCCTTGGCTCAAGGCTTCGCAGAATTGAGAATGCGACAATTGACGCCGTTTTCAATGATGCTCTTGATTTTTCTGTCGATGATTGGGTTTTGGAGGGTGCCTATTATGTCATTAACTATAGCCCTGCTCAGCATGGCAGCGGAAATCTTCCCATGATTCAGGCTTATGAAAAACAGGGAGCCGAATACTATTCGGTGTCATTCGATAGTATAATTTTACAGGCAGATGGTGCCTTTAAAATCCGTGTCCTATCCAATCCTGATCTAAGGTTTGAGGGACGCCTTATCGTGGACGAATAACGATGCCTGGAAGCTTGAGAACTCCGAAGCAGGAGAAGATGTGGAAGAGAGCCAAAAAGCATGTTGAGGACAGTCGCGGCTATGGTGAAGGTTCCTTCACCGACCAGGACTGGGGACTTGTGCAGACCATTTTTCAGCGGATCAAAGCCAAAAATGAGTCCACAAAACTGAATTTAAGTTCACTCACGGAAGCAAAAAAAAGAAAGCGCAAGCGCTGTGACTGTGGAGTGGGTTGTGACCGCTGTTATGGCGGTTGGTATTTCGCTCCATTTTACGGACCTGGGGACGGCACTTCAGGCGCGGCCAGTGGACCATACACAGGCGCTGATGTTCCGAGTGGAGCCAAACCGGGAGCGGGTGGAATCAACAGTCCCTCAGTTCCAGCCGGTCCCAATTCCGGGATGGGACCAGCCGCACCGGGACCAGTGACAATGAGCCGCACTTTGGATTCCAGAGATTTTTTCAATGAAACATCAGACCTGAAGCGATTCTTCGGAATCAGATAGGAATCCCATGCGATACGTTCACAACACTGATATGTATTCGATGAAAAATGACAAATCAATTCAGTATGAGCAAAGACCTTCGGTAAGCTTGAGAGATGCCTTGCTTGATACTATTGGTGAGGATGAAATTGTTATCGGTGATCCCACCAATTTCAATATTCGTGATCAGGTAAACACATTTGATCACGGCTGGGATCTTGATGAAGATGATGCATTTTTTATTTTGAGGTGATTCTTGGCTTCTCCAAAAGGCAAAGTGCCTGAAGCAAACTATGTGCGAAGGATTGCCAAGGCACGCACACGCAGAATTGAAAAGCGTGTCGGAAAACCGATGATTTATGATGAAGAGACAATGCTTTATCTTCTTATGAATCGGAAGGTTCCGACGATGGTTCAGCATTGCATTTTGAAAGTCAGAGAGAAGGTGAAGGGTTCACCGCACGAAAAGTTCATTTCCGCTTTCAATATTTGTGGCTGGGTTTTTCAAACCTATGGCTACATGAAAAAATCCCAGACTTCGATGGACATGACCGGCAAGGGCATTAAAAGAAATCGCCAGCATCAGAGGGAAAAGGAAGCATCTTCCAAAAACTCAAAGTATCAAAGTCTTGTCAGACAGCTTTGGGGACCTTCCATTGCAGCCCTTAAAAAGGAAAAGCCGGAAGACAGGCCGGAACCTCAAAAGCGAACAGGCAGAAAGCCAACCTATAGAAAGCCTAATTAACGGAAGGGATAAATATGATTCCGCAGTTTCGTCAAAACAAAATCTCTGGACTTAGCATCGCCTGGGCTCGCGCCTGTTGGGACTATGATCATAACTGCTATGCGTTTGTCACCGATGATGCCTATGAGATTCGCGTCACTGATCAATGGATGATGGAATATGGAGTGAGTGAGGAAGACCTTCTGGACTGCGTGACTCAGGTTGAGGAAGCCCTGGGCTCTCCTGAAGAGTATCGTCCATCGCTTGGTCTTTTCAAAAACTCGGGTTACTCAAACATTGGAACAACCATCCAATCGAGGACTCATCCGGCTGTGCGTTGCGTCTTCACGCCAACCAGCACTGAGGATGGTATGCCTGATGCCTATTTTGAGTGGTGGTTTGATCTTCAAAACCCTGCTGTCACTGATCTTAGAAGCTACCTCGATAACTTCAATCAGGCTTCAGGTGTTCGCATTTCAAATGTGACAATGTCGCCTGTCATGCCTTCCTATATGGAAGCGCAGGAATTTTTCCATGAAAATCATGGCAAGTTCAGTCCTCACTTCCGGGAAAGCTTTCTTTCGGAACTTTGGAAATATCATCAGACTTCCAATGTCGGCTTCAAGCGCAAGCTTTCCGAGGAAATTTTGCCAAAGTGGGTTTCTTTGAAAAAAAGTCTGAATGAAGAGACTGGCGACAGACAGCAGGATATTCTGAAGTGGATCGACAAATTGAAGGATGTCGTCGAACGTGAAACGAAGAAAAACAAACCGGAATCTGTATGGAAGACCATTGGTTTTGACAAGGGACCAAAGTTTTTGCGCGTTTATACGCAGCAGATTCATGATGGTGGTCTTCCGCAAAAGAGTGCTGTCTACTTTATTGACAAGGAAGGTCAAATCTATAAAGCGGCTGGCTGGAAGGCTCCTGCCAAAGGCGTGCGAGGCACCATCGACTCTGTTGATCCCGAGGCTGTCGGTAAAATGCTGAGTCATACTCTTGGAATGCATCGGGTTCCATAAAGGAAATTTTGTTATGAGCGAATTCAAGCCAATTTTGTGTATTGATTTTGATGGTGTGATTCATAGCTATGAGCGTGGCTGGCAAGGCGGGGAAATCTATGGGACCGTGGTCCCTGGATTTTTTGAATGGGCAATCAAAGCTTCTGAAAAGTTTAAACTGGTCATTTATTCTTCACGCAGCAAAGATCGGTCGATGCGTGAAGCAATGCAGGTTTGGATGAAAAAACAGGCAAGTCTTTGCCCGCCTGATCTTGATATTGATTTGGTTTTTGAGTTTGCACACGAAAAACCGCCAGCCTTTGTTATGATTGATGATCGTGCGGTTCAGTTCAAAGGCGACTGGAATGCTCCCGAACTTTCGCCTGAGAATTTGAGATCGTTCAAACCATGGATGCAAAAGGAAGAGACATGAAATTCACCGGAACTGGCATGCGGAATGAACTCAATTTCTGCATGGAAGCTTTTTTGGTCAAGGAAAGGTTTTTGACGGATGAAGATCCAACGGTTGTAATCGGTAAAGCGATTGAAGCCATTCAATCTCATCTCTCTGCAGTTCAAAAAGCCTATAACGATGGTTCATCTGATAGAAATGCGATTTCATCTGAGGTATCTGGTCACTTTGTAGAGATTGCCAGCATCGCAAATGAAGCAGCTTCTGTTTTGCAATCAGCTTCAGAACCTGAAGACAACAACCGGAGTATTTGAACATGGGACGTTTAAGGTCATGCGAAGATGCGGCGTATATAGCCAGTATTGCAAGTGAAGTCACCGATCTTTTCGGCACTGATGATGCTGCTCTTTATCGTTACATTGCAGCATGGCCTGAAAACATCGCAAGGAAAGATCCTGTTTGGGAT